AAGTTATCAAAGGAAGAATCTGAAAATTCAAGAATTGTTGGATTAAAATATTCACATCTATATAAAGATGGTGTTAAGGTATCTGATGAGATATTCCGTAAAGGTGGTTTGTGTTCCGGATATGACCTTAGTAACCCAGTATGGAATGTTCTATTATGATAATTCCAAGGAATTAAAAAATTTAAAAACGACCAAACTCCGGTAATTTCATTACGATATTCGATTGAATAATAATCCCCACTACTACCATAGGATTTAACCCTAAATTTTAATTCTGACATAATATTTAATTTATTTTTCGGTACAAATATAAAAAAAAGTTTGGACTTGCCAAACTTTTCTTAAATAATTTTATTGTTCCATCGTTGGTTTCAACCACAACAGATTGTTTGTGAAAATGTAATTTCTTAAATTTACATATACATTAAGTGTTCTTATTGTTTTTAAAGTGTCGTGTTTAAAACATTTAAGTAATTCTTCTCTAATCCTTTCAGTTGAAACAACACCCATTTTATTATCATAATCATATGAAAATATGACTGATTGGATGTCATCCGGTATTGTAAAACCTTTTGTGATTGATAATCTAATGAATCTGATAATTCTTAACGCATCGTCATCAAAAGTTTTAATTGGTTCTAATGGAGTTCGTAATACTCTATTTTTTAAATCTTCCAATCCATTAAAGTAATCGATGATTGTTCCATCTTCGTCTTTTGCCAACGCGTTCAATGTAGCGTCACGTCTTTCTAAATCATCGTATAAGGTCCCGGGTTTAACGATTGGTGTTCTTGTTCCCGGAATGTAACCAATCTCCTTTCTACTCATTACGAAATCCGCAACCCCACTATACTTGTAGTTATTTGGGAATATTGCTCTAATGGTAAAACAATCCGCCTTAATTACTTTGATATCAAACTTCTCATCTCTAAGATATTGTTCCAACATAGAGAACATAGATTCCGCAGTATCAAAGTCCTGTAATAATTTGTCATTAGGAACCGCAACGTAATCCACGTCCTTAGATTGAAGACCTAAAATCTCATCTCTGACTTTTCCACCAACCTCATAAAAGGTAAACATATTATTCATCTTTCTTAATTATATAGTTATTTGATTCATACGAAACTTTTGTTCGTTCAATTCTTTCAATCCAACCCTCTCTTAACACACGTTTTACCGGACCTAAACCAAACCAACTTTTGTATTCCTTGAAGTCACTTTCAATATATAAATGTTCATTACCTAACTCACTACCAAACATATTACAATCCATAATACATTTTTCACCTTTGATTTTTATAAGACCAATCTCTTCATCAATCGTAATCTCAACATTATAGTGTTTTTCAAATCTATAATACCCTGAAGTTTCTATTGTAACAACACCATTATTAACGGAAACACCACATTTTTCAAAAGTTAATTTTCTCATAGTTTCTAATTTATTCGACAAAGATATAAAAAAATCCCAAACAAAAAAATTATTTGAGATTAAATTTTATTTATTATTTCTCATCGGGATTAAAATTGTTTCCAACGTTGATTTGTATGCAGCAAAAGCAAACGGATTATTTCTATCCGGGTTATTAACACATTCATTATAAGCCCCCTCAAACAATTCAATCGCAACATAAACTCCTTTATGTTCCGCAACCATTCTTGCTGCCGCAGGAACCACAATTGGTTGTCCTAAGTTATGTTCTTCACATATCCCATCAACTGTCTCTCTAATCTGTTCTATATACGTTTTTTCCATATTATTCTTTATTAGGTTCAAGTTTATCATATTTACTTTTTAAACGCTCATATTCATCTCTTTCTTTTTTTTCAGTCTGTTCCATAATCAATTTGTCTTTATCCTCTTTGATTTGTCTAGTTTTTTCTTTGTCAAATTCAATTATTCTATTAGCGTCTTCTATAATTTCATCATCTAACATAAACAAATAATCCGAATTAAAGTGCATTGACGTTGAATCATAACTTCCTCTAAAATAATCGTGAGTGTTTAATGAAACTGAATCATCATAAAAATACATCTCTCCGGAATCCGAATACATTTTCCATATTGACGAATTTAATTTATTTAATAGGTTTGCTACCTCATACGCTCTATTTTCTACCACTTCTTTAGTGTTAATTAAATCTAAATACTTTTCTTTTGTTATCATTTTAATACTCTGTTATATTATACATACCACATATTCTATGTGACCTACCATATTCATCCTTGAATGTTATACATCCGTCTTTCTCCACATACTTTTCAGTGTAGAAACTTGTCTCTTGACGTTTGTTACCGGGAATGGAGATTTCATATAAATGCTCACCCTTTTTTAACCCACTAACCAAATAAACTTTATACCCTACAGAAGCCAGTACGAATAAAAAAACAACAACAATAAACCCTATTACACCATTTCTCATCTTAATCTAATTTATCGTTAATAATTGATGCACCTATACCAGTACAAACACCAATCACAGGAAATATTAATCCCGGAATTCTACTAAATTCACCACCGCACAATACAACAACACCAACTAATAATGCGGTCACAACCACATACAATACGATTGACAAAGCCAATCCTCTTAATAAACCATCCATCTTAATTAAATTTTTCTAATTGTTTTCTAATCTTTTCTGCTAACTCGTAATCTTCTTCTTCAAGTGCTTGATTCAAATATACTTGACATTCCGTTTCATTCATTGAAGAAATGTCTTTACCATTTGTTTTACCACCATCGGAATCATTATAATTGTATAATTCACCACCTTTATGGTAAGCCAACCCTTCATTTAACATTCTCATATATTTGAAAAGTTCAGGGTACATTGTATGACTTTCAGGTTTCCATCCCCGATGTTCCAATTTATATTTTTTGGTAACATCATTATAAAGAATGTCAAAATGACAATATTCATTATAAGTTTTACCTTCACTACCATAACTTATATCCCAAGTTCCGGACTTACTATAAACAACCTCAAAGGTTCCTTTATCTTTAAAACCTAATAATTTCTTAAACCAATTCATCTTCTACTAATTTTAATCCACATTTTAATGCAATTTCTAACGCTTCTTCGTAGGTTTTTCCTCTATATTTTAAAAATTTTCTTGGTAATATAATAATTTCTGAAATATAATCTGTCTCAGGGTTAAAAGTTTCAGGTTCAACCGCAAGATGAATATTATGAACTTCTCTTAACCATTTTTGAAGAAGTGATTGTGTTGGCACCGAATACGCCTCATATAATTCATTTGATAAATCAATCCCTTTATGGTTATTTACGTGATAATGACTATTAATTTCAATATCATTAACCTTGTAAGATTCTCTGTGGTTAGGGTCATCATCGTAATTATAAGATTCCTTATAAATAATATAAGACTGATTAACCCCAATGTCAAAACCCTTTTCTTTAGCTAATTTAGCCGTTTCAAACGTTATTAATGTTTCTTGCATAACTTATATTGTTAAATTTGTAGAATTTATTCTAAGATGTTTATTAGACTCTAAATAATTCTCAACATCTTGTTCTGTTTCTAAAATAACATCACCCCAAGTATATTCCTCAACACATCTCTGAGGAGATGTTGCTATACTTATAACATTGTCTCCACCTAAATACATATTTTGTAAATAATATACTATCATAACTTATCTAAATTTTTCCATTCGTTTTTTAATCAACTCAGCGGTGTCGTAATCTTCTTCTTCCAAAGCTTTCTTCAAATAAACCTCACACTCAATCTCACTCATTAAGTCAATTGGTTTTCCACTGTAAGTTTTACTGGTAGATTCAGACTTTTCACCAACACTATTACTAAACCCCGGGTCACAACCCATAACTTTCTTAGCTTCTTCGTAGTTTTTTCTCCAAGTTGCTGATTTATTAAAATTCATTACAGACCAATCAACTTGATAAATCATATTATCACCACAATCAATATAAAGGTTTTTTATATCCCAACCTTTGAGGATGGCAAACGATTTCTTTTTACGTTCCAAAATGTCCTTATAGTTACCTCTACACAAAGATAATTTGTCACCAACTTTCCAATTTTTACATTTAGCTCTTCTGTTTTTGTCTATGATAAATCCCCCAATAACAACTAAACCAATTATCAACAAAACAATACCCACAATAATTCCTAATACTATCATAATACTATATTTTATAATTTATGGGTCAAAGATAATACTATTTTTGATATAAACAAAAAAAACCTCAACAAATTTTACTCTGTTGAGGTTTTTATTATACCAACCATAAAGAAAGGGGTTGTTGGCTTGTGAGATTATAAATATATCGTAAAATTAAAAAAGTCAATCTTTTTTTAAGATTCTCGTAATTAATCTACATAATTGGTCGTCTTTATCATCAAATGGTAGATTTTCAAGGTCAAAATAATTACAAATAGAGTGTTCATCACCATCGACAGCATTTTCTAAATCAGGATTAATTCTTTCATCCGTCTCCATCATAAACACATACATCAAACCTCTAACCTCAGAACCATCACGATTATATCTTTTAACAAACCCAACCAATTTTAAGTCGTTATCTAATGTATAATTGGTCTCTTCTTTGAATTCGCGCTTAATGCCATCCATCGGATGTTCATCTTCTTCCAAATGACCACAAGGAATACTCCATTGACCCGGTAAACTTTTCTTCGCATTTCTTTTACATAGTAATACTTCATTACCACATTTAACAATTACACCGGAATATCGTTTAACTTCTTTCATTTTATATTTTTTTGTGTATTTATATGTATATGGAATTAACTATAAACAAAAATAAATTTAAAGTCAAAACTGTCATCTCACCCAAAGACACTAGTCAAGGAATGATGAATAAACGATTTGACGATACCTTTAATGGTATGTTATTTATTATGTCCGAAGGACAACACTGCTTTTGGATGAAGAATTGTATAACCAATCTTGATATAATCTTCATTGAAGATGATGTTATAACAAAAATTCACCACAACTGCCCCCCTTGTAAAACCAAAGATTGTAGAAACTATTGTGGTGAAGGTGATATGATACTTGAATTACAGGGTGGAACCTGTAAAAAATTAGGTATTAAATCCGGAGATAAAGTTAATACTTTAGATTAATCCAACCCAAACATATGTAAACCTTTATCTATGAAACTACCTTCATCAGATACACATTGTTTAAAAATTTGAACATCTCTATCGTTCATTTTATTTTGTGTTTCCGAACCCCAAACACCATCAGCGGTAACACCAATTTTAGATTGATATTTACTTAAAGCCTCCGCGGTTTTACTATCCCAATGTCCATCAACTTTTAATACTTGATTTGAATTATCTTTAAACCCTTTTTTATTAAGGAAACATTGGACACCCTTTTTAAGTTCAGGACTTTCATTTTGTTCATTAACTAATCCGTATCTTGAACGGATATCACTTCTTTCTTCTTCAGAAATTATAAATCTTTTTGCCATAATAGTATTTTTAATTATAAATATCCGGGAAATAAAAAATAGTTAATTTATTTTTATTTAAGTGGGATTTTACCTATTTTACAGATATTTATATAATATGAAAGAACTAAAAAAACCTGAAGAAAAAAAAGTTAAAATATCAATAACTTTAAACCCTGATTTAGATAAATTAATGGAGGACGAATTAACTAATAAATCACGATTAATTGAAAAATTATTAAGAGAGTATTATGGAAACAAAAATTTGTTGTAGATGTAAAAAAGAAAAAAAACTATGTGATTTTAATAATTTAAAATCATCAAAAGATGGTTTAATGTATCATTGTAAAATTTGTAATTCTAAAAAATCAAAAGAATACCGTATTAAACACGAAAAAACATTTAAAGATTATTTAGAAAAAAATAAAGAAACAAAATCTAAATATTTAAAAGAGTATAATAAAAAAAATAAAGATAAAATTATACAAATTAGAAAAAAATACTATAATGATAATAAAGATGAAATTTTATTAAAAAATAAAGAATACCATAAAAATAATAAAGAAAAAATTAGAATTCGGAAAAATAATTACACTAAATATAAAAGAAATTCTGATGTTTTATTTTATTTGAAGGGTGTTTCAAGGAAAAGAATTTATAATTTTCTAAATAGTAAAGGTATAAAAAAAAATATTAAAACTTACGACGTTATTGGTTGTTCTCCCGAATTTTTAAAAGAACATATTGAAAAACAATTTACCGAGGGTATGTCTTGGGAACTAATGGGCCAATACATTCATATTGACCACATAACCCCATTATCATCAGCAAACACTGAACACGAAATATACAAACTTTGTCATTATACAAACCTACAACCATTATGGGCTAAGGATAACCTCAAAAAGGGTGATAAAATTTTATAAATTAAAATTTAATTGTTTTTTTTCCTCTATAAAAGCATTTACCCGTTTTATCGCTATTTCAGTATACTTTGACGATAACTCAATACCTAACCATCGTCTACCTAAAATCTCAGCCGCAACAGCTGATGTACCACTACCCATAAAGGGGTCAAGGACTATATCATTCTTATATGTTAATATTTTAATAGCTTTTGACGGTATGTCTAATGAAAAAGTCGCCTTTGTTAATGATTTGGTATCAGCAAAGTATTCCCATCTTCCGAACACCAAATTCATAAACTCTTTCTTATCTTCAGGTTGATAGATTGTTTTAATAACATTCATACCTTTATCATTTACAATCTCTGTCGGAACACCCGTCCATTGAGATTCACCTTTGGTTAATTTCTTAGGTGAATTTTTATAAGCCAATATCACACACTCTTTTGGATTATAAATGTAAGGTTGACTATTACTCATCCAACTACCCCAAGCAGTTTGTCTAACTCGGTGGGGACTATCCTCAGTTAAATCAACCATTCCAAAGAATTTAAACCCAACTTGTTTCATCATCATCCAAAACTCTGCGTTGAATAATATTCTTCCACCTCTCTCTTGAACGTTTAATTCAATTGGAACATTGATTGCAACTCTACCATCGTCTTTTAATACTCGGTATGATTCTGTCAACCATTGTCGGGTAAATTCCCAATAATCATCCATAGAACGTCCATCATCATAGACATCATATTTAATATTTACATTGTACGGACAACTAGTAACCATCAAATCTATACAACCTTCGGGAAATGTCTTCATTACTTCGACGCAATCCCCATTAATTATTGTATTTATAAAATTCTCTAAATCTTTCATATATTTCTTTTTTTCTTTCTAAATAAATTGTTGCGTTGTTATAAATATAGTTATAAAATTTGTTGTTATCTACTTTATTTTGAATTAATAAACTAATTCCCCCGTAATAATTAATTTTAATTTCATTCTTAAATAATTCGTTAATTATGAATTCTCTAAACTTTTCGGAAGCACAAGCAATTCCAGTTCCATTCCGTTTATTTTCTGTAAAAGTAAAGCTACCATCACCATCAAAAAACCCTCGAATGAAATGATGAATTAACTCATCATTAATATTAGGTTGCTCAATTGTAAATGTTTTTCTTGAATGAAATCCTTGAGATTTAATTGATTCCACTAATCGTGATGAATACATTGCTAGAGAAGACATATGAGAACTTGAAACCCCTCCTTTATACTTAACCCTATTAAAACCATCAACGATTTTATGGTTAGACCCCATAGATTCACGAAATAACTCTAAATGATGTTTATCTTTAATTGATAATTTCATTTCAAGTGAGGAACCACTTTTTCTTTCTCTAATATAACCATCAGCATATAAAAAACCTAACCAGTAAGCCTTTTCTTCCGTATCAATTATATCAAAATAATTGTGATTTACATTATATCTTCGGTTAGTTAAATCAAACCCATTTGATTTAAGTATCCGAGTAATTGGTGATATAGACACATTAAAATATTTTGCAACCTTATGAATATTTTTTAATTTATTATACTGGCTCACCACATCAGTCTCATTTAATAATAACTTCTCCATACTAATAAATATCTAATAGTTAGGAGAAGTTACGATTTTTAATAAAAAATAATTTACTCTTTTAATTGGTATTCCCAACCATCTTCTTTTTTAATTGGTGTTATCTCTAAATCCAAAAACACCGCATTTTGTTCTCCAGCGTATAACCCTAATATATTATAATCGTAAAACTCTTCAGCCTCACTATAAGTCATTAGGTCTCTTTTTTGTAGGATATCTAATATTCTTGGTTTGGAATATAACATCTTTCTTCCGGGAGAACCAAAATCCTCAACAATTCCTATTATGGCTTCTTCCAAACCGGTCAAGATTACCGCCCCTTCAGCGTATTCATCAATATCAACTAACATTTTTTCCATTTTCTAAGTTTTTTATCTTTCTATCCAAATAGAACAACGCTTTTTTCAAATCCTCAATTTCTTTAGATGGGTCTTTTTTACCTGCCCTTGAAATATACTTTACCGTATTACCCAAATGAAAATCTAAATTCCAATTTTCTATCACCTTAATCGCTTCATATGGATTCGAAGCTCCCCCATAATGGTCGGGATTTTTTACCATTTCTTTATTATTTTCCATCGTCCTCTTTTTTAATATCCTGACATAATAAATTAATATCTTCAGGTTTAATTACAAATCTAAATTTAACAATTAGTAATTCATCATTACCCCAATCACCAACCATTTCCATATTAGAACCTTTAACTAACATATGTAACCCCCCAACTAAATCACCTACCGGACCTAAAAATTTAAGAACAATAGTTGTAATCTTGGTTAAATCCGCAGGGTTAAATGTATATTCCACAGTTTGATAAATTTCTGTTGTGAAAATAAAATCTTCACCAATATTTTCAATATGGAATTTACGGAACAAATATTCCGGAATGTTAACTTCTTCATTAACATTAATAACAAACCTATTTTCTTTTAATGGTTCAAACGCCTTAAACACTTTATTTGTTATATCACTCATAATTTTACTATATAATATTTCCCTAATTTTATACTTTTTGTATAACCATTTCTTACCGAGAAGAATGGTTTTGTTGTTACATTAACCCCAAACCCCGGACTACCAAATCTAATTGACCACCCAAATCTTGAGTTACAAAATAAGATACTGTAATTAAAAATTTTAATTACCGTCTGTCCTCCATAATCACCAATATGATACGTTTTTTTAGATAACAACATAATACCCGTCAGCTAAATTACTTTCCTTAATAAAACCTTCGGATATTAAAATATCCAATTGTTTTTTTGTATCTTCCTCACTACGTTTAAGAATATACTTTGAGATGTAACTAATGTGGATAGGTTGTCTTAACTTATCTCCCAATTCTTTAATTTGATTCTTGTCCATTTTTATTTAATTTTAAATTAATTTCGTCATCACTCATACCGTCTGAATACCAATAATAAACTTTTGAAGATATTTTATCTAAAAAAATAACAGCGTCAGAATTAAATAATTTTTCTAAACTTAAACCGTTTTTTAGATAAATGTTAATTGTTTCTTTATTAATAAATCTTTTGTTAAAACCCATTATTCTAATAATTTTCTAACCACTTTATCACTTTGATGTATGTACGCCAATATTTTTCTTTTAAAGATTGGAACCAAAGTTTGTTCCAATGGGAAGACATCATCACAGAAAACTTCAAATATTGGATAATAACTTTCGTTATTTTTTTCGTATGTTTTAGAAAATGTAGAGATTATTTGTGGTATAGTCAAATTATTTTGTTCTCCTTCAAAAATTAATTTAATAGATGTTTTTGTTTGTCCTTTTGTTTTGTATACTTTTTTTGTTGTGTATAACCATATATAAACCTTTTCAGGTGTTTTATATGAAAAAAATCCGGACTTACTCTGTAGATTGTTTTTATTTTTTTTAACGACCACCTCAATCGAATCATATACGATACTCCATATTGATTTGGCAAAATTAAAATAGTCGTATAATTGAGGTTGACTATTTTTTAAAATTTTATGATATTCAATAACTTCATCGTCGTCCAATACTGGGATGTCTTTAACCTTCAAATCAGATAAAACTAACTCATCATCATTGGATGTTAATTTCCTGTCGGTATATAAAATTTTGTTTTGAGTTAATAGTGTTTGCATATTACCCAAATGTAGTGAAAGTTCAATAAACATTGGGTATACTTCCATTCTTTCGAGATATTGATTCATCTTTTGGAAGTAGTCCAATAAAACATATTGTTTTTGTTCGGCGTCAAGAATACCATCAAATAACCAATCGGTATCCATTATGAAATTATTTCTATTTTTCTGTTTCATTTCCCATATTCTATTATTTTAAATATATGGGGAAATATTGTAAAAAGGAATAGTTTTAATTAATTCTCATTATATAATAAGTCACACCATTAACTTCTGTACTATCGTAATTTCCATCATAACTATTCATAATACCCCAACCATCGGAATCAACTAATCCTTTAGCAAGTTCATCTTCATCAATATAATCTTTGATATTCAACCCATAGTTTTTAATATAATCTAGTGGGTCTCTTCTAACATCTCTAACAAGTTCCGCAACTTTATTCTCAATCATTTCTTCAGTTGGTTCGGTATCAACTTCAATACTATCTAACTCTTCTTGAAGAGCCTCAATTTGATTATCTAAATCCTCTTCGTATTCATAATAATTGTCATCATCCGAATCTAATTCAAGTTTTTGTTGTTCCAAATCCTCTATTTGAGATTCAAGTTGTTCTATTCTTTGTTCTTGTTCATAGGTCAATTGAAAGTCATCATCATTAAAATAACTATCCGGATAATCTCTCACTTGATAATCCCAATCCTCTTCAGCCATATTAACAATTGCATCAACATCTAAATAATCTTCAACAAATGATTCGTTAAATCCATCCGTACCTACATCATCAATATAACTTTTAGCATATTCTAACGCAGCATCATCCATCTCATCTTGAGTTCCAACAGTATATTCTCTATCTTTGAATCCGTCAATTAAAACCTCAAATTGTTGTAATCCATAATGAGTATATCTTGTAGGGTACATCATATATACATCCACATTATTCTCTTCTAATTCTTCAATTTCCGATTGTGTTTCATCGATAGAGTCTTGAACGTCAAGAATTCTATCATCATTATCATCAAGTTCTTCATACTCTCTTTCCAAATCTTTAAGTTTTTGACGTAAGATTGTTAATTTTTCTCTATCATCTTCTGATAATGGGTCAATCTCTCCGTTACTTTCCAAGTAATCAAATAATGCGTGAGCCTTTTCTCCAGTTTCATCACCACGTTCTAACATCCATTCATCATCTTCTCTTTTAGAATCCATTTCAGCCTGTTTACCCAAGAGTTCTTGTCTATCTCTAATTTTTTCTCGGGGAGTACCGTAATCAGAAATATATTTTTTAACTTGTAGATTACCAATATCAGATACTTTAGTATTACGAATATCTAATGAACCATCAACATAACCAATTGGTCCAATATCTTTAACATTAGTTCCACTCAAATCCAAGTCACCTGTAATATATAATGGTTTTCCTCCATATTGTTTCATTCTTCTAAATACGTCACCATTATTACTGGCGTATTTCATCACATCTAAATAATCCTCAGGAGATATTCTATAATATTCATCCTCGGTTTGTTCTATAATTCGTTTGATTACTTTATGTAATTCAGATTCCGTAAGTATCAATTTTTTACCCATAACAATAAATATCAGCTAAGATACAAAATTTATTTACTTATTATCATTTAAGTAGATATTTATGTGTAATATGAATTGTGGAATATATAAAATAGAAAATATTAAAAACAATAAAATTTATATTGGTAGTTCTGTTAATTTAAAAAACAGAGAATACTCACATTTTCGGATGTTACGTAAAAATATTCACGATAATGAATATTTACAAAATTCATATAATAAATATGGTCAGGATAACTTTGAATTTGAAATAATAGAATTATGTTCTTTTGATGATTTAATATTAAAAGAAAATTACTATATTATCAAATACAATTCAAATGACCTATCTTTTGGTTATAATTTAGCGACGGTAAATGAATTTAGACGAAACATTTTTAATAATGAAGTTAAAGTTAAATTATCTAAATATAATTTACAAAAAAATGGAAATATTAAATTATTTTCATTAACAAATATTGAGACGAATGAGGAATTTATATTTGATTCTTTAGTTGATGGAGCAAACTATTTAATTGAGAACGGATTTGCAAAAGGTAAACCAAGAAATGTTAGGATGAGTATATCAAATTCGTTAAGAGGTGTAAAACTAAATAATGGTAAAAACAATAATGGGTCAATTCGTAAAACCTGTTATAAACATAAATTTAAAATAATAAACTAAACTTAAAATCAATTAATTATGTCAGGATGCGGGTGTAAAAAACAAGGAAATCAAACTCCACCACCACCACAACAAACGAATACTCAACAAGGTCAAAGTCAACCGACTTCACAACCTATTCAAGAGTCAATTCGTAAAGTGGTTCAAAAATATTACAAAAAGTAATATCTAAACGTTTGGGGTTAAAAAATTTGAGGGAACATTTGTTCCCTTTTTTTATTTATAATTAAAATTAATTTCCATATTATTTCGTATAATTTTAAAATATGAAATACATTAATGAAAATTCAAACAGAGGTATAGTTAATCTATTTGCCGATTTTTTGGTAAAAGAAATTAATAAAACCCAAACCTACGATGTTGTGATTGAAGTCACAGATTGTGGTAAATTCTTTGTGGTAAACGGAATGACCAACTCCGATAAGATATTAGATTTGGTTAAAATAAAAGAAATCTTCTTTGAGAATCACAAATCACAATTAAAAAACTTTGGTTATGATTTTATCAACATAATTGATTTAATCGTTTATAACCGGGATTTAAAAAAGAAAACAGATTACACATTTGATTTCTACAATTCAGAAAGGCCAATATATCATAATGATATACTTGTCACAATACTTGAGAATCCCCAACCTAAATTCAACTCAATCACCTATAACAATAGATTGGAATATGAATTGGACTACTCCGAAGATGATACATCTAATTTGGAATATTACACTTATTCCCCGTTAAATATAACATCGGAGTTTCCTCACGGATATAGTTTAAGTATGGGAAGACAAGAGTTATACTATTCAGAATACATTTGTAATCAATTGTTTGATGTAATATTATCCACAAATAGATATACTCAATTAACATTCAAATATTCATCAATTAAAGTGGATGAGGACAATCAAATTGATGTTAATGTTAAATCTATATATCCGAAGAAAGATATTGTCTCTATGGTCTTAGATGTGTTTGATTTTGATATGTTGGTGTTTAACAACAAGATTAAGGATTACGACATTATGGAAGATATAACAAACCCATTCGGTGATAAACCTTGGCTAGTTAAAGATAGAATTAAAGACCTAATATTATTTTAAAAAGAAAATCCCCTAAATTGGGGATTTTTTATTTTTCATTCCAATCTTTTTTAGATTGTTTAGCAGCATCTTTTGATACACCACAAGAGGTTGCTTTAAAATTTGGGTCTTGTAAACCATCTAAAGTAACATCATCCTGTTTACTTTGATTCTTCACAAATTTTTGATATTTTCTTAGATTTATTTTTATTTTTGAACCATCTTGTTGTTCTCTATAAACATATTCCGGTAAATCCATAGAAGTCCCATCCCAAGTTGTTGGATTAAGTATTGTAAATGTATATACACCTACGTTGGAATATTCATCCTGAGAACAAGTTGGGGAATCCACCCAATTTATTATATCCCAATCTGAATTAATGTAATTAACACTTGGTAGGGTTGCTGAGGGTTTTCTTCTAAAATCAACCCCTTTTGTCCCAACCCCTAATGAGTTACTCCAAGTTCCTGAACCAAATGTTCCAAACGTATCAATAACTGTAGCTCCATTACATAACCTAATACAATCACTCCCACCAACGGTAAAGTTAATCGAACCAACCAATGATGTTTGATTAGCCAAACTACCATTTCCCCCATTTACACTCAAACAAGTATTTGATGTTGTAGGAACAGAAACAACACCTAACGCAACAATATAAGTGTTTTGTGGTTGTAATGTAAATGATAACAAATTTATAGTACTTGTGACTGTTAAACCACCATTATTATAAATTTTTAAATTATAACCCGATAAATTTATAGGATTCTCAGTTCCGTTGTATATTTCAACATAAGTCAACCCCCCTAAAGTGGCATCAGTTACTTCACTGATAAATAAATTTGGTAGATAACCACACGTTTGTGAAAATGCAAAGTTTGTAAGTAATACCAAAAATAATAATAATTTTTTCATAGTTTTTTATTTATAAATACACATAAAAAACCCCCGATTAACTTGGGGGTAGTTTTATTTTTTAAAATGTTCTTTAATGATTGATACACCTTCTTCAATCTCGTTAAAATCTCTATCTGGAGCGTATAAATAACTTTTATGGTCATCACCATCCGGTGATTCAACAATCATAAATGCCGGGACATACTCATTTTCTGTTATCTCAACAAACATATCATATTCGTCCTTATGTTCATCAATATCTCTCACCTCAAACGGAATGACCGACTCAATTAATTGTTCCTTCATTGTCTCACAGTGGGGACAACCTTTCATCGTGAAAAGGATTAGTAACTTATCCATTTATAAGATTTTCTACTAATTGTTTAATCTGAGTTTCCATTTGCATACCAGGTTGAGAATAAACTTCTTTACCACCTGAGAATGATTTTACTGTTGGAATTGCTCTAATACCTAATGATGATGCAAATTCTTTATTTTTATCAACGTCCATAGTATATAGTTGAACCTCAGAATTTTCTTTTCTATATTCCTCAGCAACTTTTTCAAAAGCCGGTTTCATAACTTTGCAGGGCGAACACCACGTGCCCCAAAAGTCCACGATTAATTTATCCCCATTTTCAATTTTTTGTTTTAATTCTTCTGTTGTAATTTCCATAATTTTTAATCTTGTTTTTTTGTTATTCGTTTTATTTGTAGTAACAAATATTCTACTACGTTTTGTTTATCAACTCTTGTTAAAATAAATATCTTGGTTTTTGACTTCCGTAATATTAAAACACCCGATGAATCATATTCATATAATCTGTCTTGATAAACTATCTCGTGTTCGTTATTCACAAAATAGTCAAACCATAGTAAATGTGATTTACTAAATAATTTGTCCGTATCTTCGTCAGACATAGTTGGATACACCTGTATAATACTAGGGTGACTCTTAAACCTTTCTTTGAAGGTATCTATACAATGTTGGGGTATTTCTATCATATTATAGTGGGAATATATCGTCGTCATTTTCAATTGGAACAATATTGTAACTATAAGAATTTAATTTCATAATTGAATCGTTTTCCCAAGATAAATAAACTCCTTTACTGATACTGGTAACATTTTTTTCATACCCATCTCTACTATAATCTTTAATTATGTAATCCGAGAATACTTTTTTACCCCCAAATTCACCTTCAATCTGTAATGTGTCAAACAAATCCTTATGGTCAAAAATCTTCCTATCCAATTTAATTAACACATCATTCCAACTCTCATCTAATCTTTGATTAAATTTACCCAAAGTTTGAACCCTATTCAAATTAAATTCAAACTTATTAGGCCATACCATCGGAATAATTTGATACTCAACCGATGCTCTCTCTTCCGTATCACCCTCACCACGTCTTACAGATATCAACAAAGAACTCACACGTTTAATATACGTCTTAACACAATTGTTTTGGAAGAATGACTCGTTATTGTATCGTTTGGATGTTATTAACACCTCCGGGAAATACGGACCATCTTTGGTTAAGATAACCTCATTAACCTTATCAACAAACCCTTGGTTGTAAATTCTTGTGAAGTCACCATTTGTATAATGATTATACTTCTCCGACCAATCGTAGTGTTCCTGTGAAAATTCATCGTGAGTTTTTGATTTCCATTTAACCGGTTCCACATTTTGTAAAAAATTATAAAACCTAATGTGGTCATTAACCGTATGATAGTCAATTAATTTTTTATAATATAATTTATAGATTTCAAAAAAGTTTAATTTTTCAGATTTTGATAAACTATAGTTGTTAAAAAAATTTTGAGATAAAAGAGATACATCCCAAGCACTTAATAATAGATTAATCACCTCATCCGATTGATTAAGTATAAATTTTTCACCAAAAAATTCACAAGCATTGTTTAAATGTTTGGCATCAACGAATTTACTAACGTTATGTAATGATTTCTTAATCTTATCACCCTTTAAGTTATGAACTCTCATTAAAGCATCCACATACTTATAATCACACTTAACTAAATCTTTCTTCTTTGGTTGGGGGTAAGCCTCTACAAGTTCAAACCAATTGTTTGGATACTTAATTCCTTGAGCATCTAAGTATCGTCTGTAGATTTTCTGTTCAGATAATAATTCAGGATATTTTTCAGTTCCGGGGATGGCATTTACAAAAGTTGAGATTACCTGATTAACTATTGTTGGGATATCCACTTTATCTTTATCAACTATTATGTTGAATGAATCTCTCAAATGTCGTCTCATCTGATTAATAGGGTCGTTATTGAAAAGAACCCTACTAACTCTTTTACGACACTTTCTCTTCAAATGATAATTATCTAATGAACCTATATATAATGCGTTTGTTTTATAGTTAAAAGTAATGAACTTACAATTAGTTTTTAGTCTAAACCACTTACCAGCAACTCGTCTTGATTTATAATAGTTAAACACCTTGAAGGAAACTTTATCATTCTCCTTAGTCACGCTAACAATCACTCTATTCAAATATAATTGAGCAAGTGGGTTCCCATAATGTTCCACAAATTTTTCTTCAGTATCATACTCCGCCTTAAAAGTATAGTCACCCCAAGGAGTATAACTTGTATGTCTTCCCGAACTTAATTTAGCATCAATTACTCCCCAATCAAAATCATCCTGAACCTTTTTTTTGAGAGGTCCGATAGGGTTAGTATCCAAGAATTCCGATACTTGATACTTCTTTACGGTATAATTAAATAATTCTTCTTTCATAAGGTTTATTTTGAACCACAAAAGTAAAACATTTAATTTAAATATACAAATTAATTAAGGGAAAAATGAGCGAATTTTGTATGATAAATTATGGATTTAATTTTATCCATATCAACCTCATCATTTTGAGATTGTTTGAGTTTAACAACAATTGATATAATTTGTTTTTGAGTTAAGGAAACATCCTCACCATTATTTAAATTTTCTAATGATTGTTCTTTTACTCGGTCGTAGAAGTCATCCTTTAAAACATCCCCAATCAACTCAATCAAGTCGTTGGGGTTGTTGTTAAAGAAAGTTATAAATTGATTAATGTAGATTTCAACGTCAACATTTTTCATTGTAGTTGTTTTTAAATTATTCTTCCATATGATAGAAATCACCACCTGTTCCGTATTGCTCTAAAGCTGCCGGTACTTTAACATTAGGACAGTTATTCACGTTAACAAATGTAAGATTTGGTAAATCCATAATACATTCAGGGATTGATTTCAAATCAACATTATTTGGTGCTGCAATAAATAATAAAGATTTTATTTGACAAATTGACTCCGGAATATGATTAATCACATTCTCAAATAATACTGCTCTTAATGATTTGAATCTACTAATTGAATCAGGGATTGTTAATATGATTCTTTCATTTGAAGTATTGATGATATTCAATCTCGCAATTGATTCGGGTAATACCTCAAATAATTCATCAAACCCATATAATGCAACAAATTTACCTGTTGCAGTTCCCGGATATTTAATCTCAACGTTTTCAGTATTTGGTTTAACAAATCCTTTGGCAAATTCAGGTTTTAAAATTTCTTTAAACTCAGACCATTTACCATTTAACCATTCAACAATCGGCACATTGCCATCACGAGAATATTGGTCACGAGATTTAAATTGGTCCGTTGGGAAGTGGATTTGATATCTTTCAGATGGTAATCCCGTAACTTCACCTACTTTACCATTATCGTTATTAGCGATAAAGATGTATAATGGACCTTGTTCTCTATATCTTTGTGAATGAGAAGACCCTTCAGCCGCTGTACACCAGTTAGTTTCACCTCTATCTAAACCACCACTATATCCACCAAAATAAGATGCCGCTTTAGAACCCAAAGTTCCTTTATCCGATATTCTAATTAAAGTATATTCAGAACCAACTTTTAAGATTTCAGCACCAGGAATATTAAAGTTAGTATTAACTTCTGTATCTGACGCCTTTTTAACTTTTTTACCACGATAAGAACCTAACTCAACAGTAGTATCACCATATTTAACATCTAACTGAGATAACTCAGTAAATGATTTAACATTATCAATATTCTTTTTGCTAGCATCAACTAAACTACCTTTAAATCTTTCGTATTTAGTTAAAATATCTTTAAATTGAGGTAAATCCTCCATAAAGTGTCGTCTGTATTCTGTAGCCTCTCTTTTGTATTCCTCAGAACCAACCTCAATCGGTTCACCATCTCCACTAGTTAAATTTGGTTTAACGAATATCTTCAACATCCATTGAACATACTTACCAACTTTAATTTTATCACTAACCATATCCTCAACAGACGCACCCTCAATATCATAATTTTCAGGAACTCTTGTTGTTGGGTCAGCAAAAATTATATCTCTAACAACCTCAAAAGGTAATATACCTTTGTTTCTATCACCACTAGGTAATACATATTTATTGTACAATACTTGAAAACGAGCGTCTTCAGTTATTAAATTTGATAGTACTTTTGTAATCTTCATTTTAATTGTTTTTTATTATAAATATTTGTTTTTTGTAAATAATTCATAAAACATCATTTACTTTTGTTTGAGACGACAAAGATAATGATTATTTTTTAATATCCAAACTATTTTTTATAATTCATAATTAAAAGTTCTTCACCCATATTTTGAGTCTTACCCTTCTTAGCCGCCGCGGCCTTAGCAAATGATTTACGAACCCATTTATAAATATTTTCCGGAAACCAATCATGTAACTGAGGGAAATCATAATACGATAATGAAAACTTACCTTGGACACGTTTTAAAGTATTTGCTAATCTTTCGTGGTCCTCTCTCCCAAAATCGTGATTCGAATAATAACTACCCTCACCAACGATGAAATATGGTGGGTCAACATAAAAATAAGTTGTAGGTGAGTCATATTTTTCAATTACCTCTTGGAAATCCATATTCTCTACGTGGGTAATACTCTCAAATAATTTTTGCCATTCAGGTTTTTTTAATTTATTTTTAAATGATGTAAATTTTGAATGGTATTTACCTTTTAAATCTATAAATTTTGATTTGGATGGGTTCGCACCTGAAAACACTTGAGTTAAAACATAAACGTATTTTGCTGCAATCTCATAATCAGGATTTTTGTCAAACTCTAAATCATCTCGGTAAATTTCTTTTTGAAATAAATAAAAATTCTCACCACAAATTGGATTTGTTGGGATGACATCTTTCTCCTGTACTATCAATTTCTCACACTCTTCCAATAATCTTTGATGATTAACCACACAACGAAATAGATTATAATTAAGGGGGTTAAAATCATTATAAACAACTTTTTTTAAATTTGGGTAATTTTCTAATTTCATTCCAAAAAAAACCCACATCATCCCCGAAAAGCTCTCCACGTATGTTTCAATACTATTTGGAATAAACGGAACTATGAATGTTTGCATTTTACTCTTACCACCAATATATGAGACCATATTATTATTTTTTTTAATTTATTTATTTTAAGTATAAGAAATAAAAAGTCAAAAAGCAAGTTTCACATTCAAAAATTTTTTATTATCTTTCTATAAAATACTTATTATTATGAAAGAAACATTTGACACCCAAATTATTGAAGAGAAAGATATTATTGATGTTACACCAGAACAACCCGAGAAGGAATGTAAGACCTGTAAACAAAAAGGTTTAACTCCCGGTCAATGGTCAATGATAGTATCCTCATTCTATATCTTATTTACCTCAATCTATGGAACAGTAAAACTTATCCAAAATTTAATTGTTTTAATTAACTAATAAACCCCCTGAATTGGGGGTTTTTTTTATCGTTTAAATTTAACAAATAACTTAATATATAAATCACCTCTATTGTGATATCCTTTACCCTTAACTCTTAATGGTTTTGAAGTATCAAACTCTTCCGGTAATTTTATAGAAATCTCACCCAATGGATGTGGTATCATAACCTTATCACTTTTAATTGTTGTTAAATCAAAATAAGCGTTATATATTAAATCATCTAAAGATTTTTCAAAATTATTTTCAGGTTGTATTTTAACTTTAATCACTAAATTACCATACATACCATCTCTATAATCTCCTTTTCCTTGAACTTTTAAAAATTGTCCGTCATCAATTCCATGAGGTAATTTAATATTGATGGTCTCCATACTAGATGTTGTTGTTGCCCCGTGACAGGTCCCACAAGTTGTTTTATAACTAAACCCTCTACCACCACAACTATTACAAGGTTGTTGAATTATTTGAGTAAATAACCCGGTCCCAATCTGATGTGTTGTTACACCTTTACCACCACAATTAGAACATACAGATTTCTCACCACCCTCACCATTACATCCACCACATTTATGATTTCTTGAATAAACTATGTTTTTCTCACCCGCGTTGAATGATTCAATCGCCCCTAATGTAATTTCAATTATTTTATCAGGAACTGCCCGTTTTCTTTGTCTATGTTGCATATTAGCAAACATATCACCAAAAGGATTAAATCCTCCCCCACCGAAGGGGTCAAAACCACCTCCATTTGCAAATGGATTTTTTCTTTGGTTATCGTATTGACTTCGTTTATTTTCGTCACCTATCGTATCATATGCTTCTGAAATACGTTTAAAAGTATTTTCATCACCACCTTTGTCCGGATGATGTTCTACCGCCAATTTTCGATATGTTTTCTTTATCTCATCTTGTGTTGCATTCTCATTAACACCCAATATTTTATAAAAATCTTCCATTCTTTACTTATTTTATATTTAAAGTTAAATTATATAATATGAATTATTTAATTGTATTGTTTAAAAATAAGATAAAAAAGAAAATAATCAATAAGTTCAAAACATCAAAAAGAGCCAATGATTATTATAATTCACTGTTGGAGAGTAGTGATAACGTTATATTTGATAAAAAATATGAAAACGGTTTTGAATGTAATTATGAAATAGCGATATTAGAAAAAACCTCGGGGACATTTTTACCGGTTTTTCTAAAAGACGAATTTGGTAGGAATATAAAAGTGAATTTACAGGATGAAGATTACTCAATAAAAAAAATAAACCCTTATTATATTGAAGAATTCATTTTAGACATTTCTTTAAATAAAAAAATAAACTCAAATGAGTTTATTAAATTATATTTGGACCCTTCCGGATTTAAATTAGTGTCAAAATTAAATAATAAAATTGTTGTACAAAATGATGATAAATTTAATTTATTTACATTAAAAAATGATTACGACTCAAGTAGATTTATCGATACTTTATCAGAACTTTTTATAGAACAAAAACGATTTGATAGTATGTTTGTTAAAGATTATTCAAACGCACAAAGAAAATACCTTTATAATTTATTGATTGAAAATGGGTTTTCTAAGTCTTACTTACAACGTCAGACAACGACCCATCTTTTAAAAGGAACATAAATTCAACTCCGGATATGTCAATTTTAAATTGTTTAAAATCCCTATCAACATCTCTAAAATTTTTTTGAACCTTTTTATAATCATCATAGTTAAGTTCCATAGCGACCGCCATACTCCCATTAGGGAATAATGTTTGTAATCCATCACCAACAAGAGCCAATTTTTCAATTATCCCATCAATACTTTGTATAGTCTCTCCCATAATGTTAATTTTTTAGATGGTTCCGATGGTTTCGGAAGTATATCCTCTTTCTTTATTTGTTTAATTTGGTTAATAAACTTTTCTTTTTCCTTATCAAGGATTAATTTATTTTTGGTAACATCTTTATGCAGTAACTCCAACTCCTTTAACGCTTTCTTCCCCATCGTCTAATTTTATTTTAGTTGTTTTTGGTTTCATTTCAAAACTCAAATCTTTTAAGTTATTCAAATTTTGTTTTTCAAATATAGTTTTTAATTCATTAACTTTATTTTGAAATAATTTATCTTTTTCTTCTAACTCTAAATTGTACTGAATAATATTTTTTAAATTGTTAGATATTAATCCAACACTATCTTCCGATATTTCAGCAACAAATGAAAAAAATCTATGGTTCTCAATTTTACTAGATTGTTCCATTACTTTTTCTTCATCAACATATTTTTTCGGAAGTCTCCAAGTGTTAGGGAAACTAACGTCAAAACTTAAATATTCCTCTAATTTTCTAACTGATTGTAGATACGGTAATAGAGATGAAAATTCTTTATATAAACTCATAATTAATTTTTAATAATAAATGTTAAGCAATACGATATTGCTAATCCTAGAAAGATAAGTTCCCACTTACCCCACACCATTGGTTTTGGTGGGTTTGAAAATAGGGAACTTATTATTCTACCAACTGTTTTAATAACAGTTAGTGTTGAAAAGATAAATACAAATAAATAAATTGTATTGATGTTACTCATTACTTACTTTTTTCTTCTTTTAATCTTTTTCTTTCGGTCAAGATTTCTTTTCTTAATACGTCAGATAATTTTTTTAAATCCTGAGCTGCGTTTCTAGCTCTTGTACCAGCACTGTCGTTACCACCAAAAAATTTTGTTGCGTTTACCGATAATTCTTCAAGAGCTAATTTAATTTGTTCTAATGTCTCCATTTGAATAGTTTTAATTTTTATTTATAATCTTAAAAGTAATTTTTTTTACTTCATAGTAAACACTTTTTACTTTTTTAATTCTTTGTCTAATAATTTATAAATTGTGGTTATCATATCTAAATCAGATTTAGTAAAAGTTTTATCATAATTAAATAAATCAGTAAAGAAATACCCTATAGATGATTTAACTTTAATATCTTTTTGATTATAAAAAGTTTCACCAAAGAAAGAGTCAAAATAATCAAAATGTTCCCCTTTTTCATCAAATTTAATGTTTTCTTTATTAAAATTATCAATAATTTTATTCCAACACCATTCAAAGTGATTTCTGTCATCATCGTCACTCAAAATAATTTTAGTTTCATTAACATCATTTTCCCCTAAATAAGTACTACTGATAAGAGTATTAAGAGAATGCGTAAAGTCAGAATATAACTCCAATTTTTCAGGAATAATATTATTCACCCGGAACCAAACGTCAACGTCTTCCGGTTGTAAAGGTTTTGATATGTAGTTAAAAAAATTCTCCATAGAGGTTATCTATGGAGAAATTATAAGTTATATTATTTGTTTGTAAATTATTGAGTTTTTTGATTGTAACTTATTAAAGATTTCATTCTATTAAACTCCTCATTAATTTGTTTTATTTTTTTATCTTCAATAGACTCTAATTTAATATTAACACCTTTACCTTTTTCAGTTCCACTTTTTTCATTAAAAACTGGTTGAGGTACTCTATTATATGATTGGTCTTTTAATTTTTTAAGAGTATTTTTCTTTCTTATTTTATTAAATCTATCGTTTGCTTTAGATTCTAAAGCGTTTCCACCCGGAGCGTTTCCTGTTGTTGAATCTCCTTTATATAATTTTTCCATAAAATCTTCATTAAATTCTATAGCATCAGGTGTAGGTAAATTTAAACCGGCAATTTCATAATTAAAATCTTCTAAATCATCAGTCATTTCAAATGCCTTTTTATCCATTTTCTCCAACTCACCATTACCAACAGGAAATGTTTTAGGATTCATATCGTAATCACCTTTAGAACCATCTTTAAGGTAATCTTTCATTTTTTTAGCAACCGATTTAATGTATTCATCGTTTTCTTTACCTGAACCATTATGTGCTTTTTTATAAACCTCTAAACCTCTTGGAGAACCACCCATACCTTTAATGTTATTTTTCTCAGCTGGGTCTTTTACTTCTTTATTTTTTTGTTCTAACACAATTTTCTCAATCATAGATACCATTTCACTTTCAGTTAACTGATAGGATTCCTTAATTTTTTTCTTAGTTTTAGCTAAGATAGCTTTTTTAACTAAAGATGAACTACCACTTTTTGACGCTTTATCAATACAAGATTTACTAATCTCACCACCGCAATATCTTTTAAAAGAATTATCAGATTCCTTAGTTTCAAATTTTTTACCATTAACCTCAAAATCTTTTTCCCCTGTTTTTCTAGCCTTAGATAATGCTCCGGTAAAAGCATTACCTTCATCTGTTTCAGATTTTTTACCTTCCTTAGTTTCAAATTTTTTACCATCAACCTCAAAATCTTTTTTACCCGTTTTTCTGGCTTGAGATAATGCTCCGGTAAAAGCGTTACCTTCATCTGTTTCAGATTTTTTAGTTTGTCTTCTTCTACGACCTTTGACCGATTCTCTAAGATTAACACCTTGACAAAGTTTTTGAGTAACCTCATCATCTTCACCAAACATTTCAATATGTTTTTCACAAGTTGTTCGGGCATCTTCTTCATTATATCCGGACATATCATTTTCACCTACGTAATCAAATTCATTTTTGTTGTTTAAATCTTGGAAATCGTGAATATCTTCACCCATCTCACCACGATTATTACCACACTGTTCACAAACGTTTTCATACATTTTACCACCACATTCGCACATATCTCCCTTTAATTCAGAGACAATTTTATTTGCTCTATCTTCTAAAGTTTCGTTTAGAATCTTATAGACTAAATTATCTAAATAAGTTGTATTTATTTTTTTCATTTTTAGTTTTTATTATAAATATATTAGTTTTTAACTTTATTTCTTTGAAAAGGTATTTTCATATTCATAAGCAATAATTGTTTTAATAACATTCTCACTTATATTATGTCTCTCACTAATATTTTTAATTGCTTGTTTAACTTTTTCATTCTCAAATATTTTTAGAGCCTTTATATCACCTTGATTACAATATGGAAATTTTTGACATTTTTTCTTAACTTGAACAAATTTACCTCCGGGTATTTGTGTTTTCTTTCTACCTCCCCAATCTTTTTTCTTTGTTGATTTAGCCCAAGCTGAAGTTGTTTCATATGAACCGGAAGATGCCGAACCTGTTGCCTCGGTTGCCTCAACTTTTTTAACATCACCCTCTTTACCTTCTCTAACACAATTAGGAACCATTCGGTTACCTTTCTTTTTCATACCCTTTTGTTCAAAACCTGTCCAACATTTTTCTTGCATCTCTTGTTTAGTTTCAGAGAATAGTGGAGCTTCAAAACCTCCGGCAGAACCTGAACTGGTAGATTCTTTACTTTCCTCTTTACCAACTCGTTTGTACCTACCTTTTTTAATAAATGGGTCCGACTGACTCACATTCGGTGTTCCAAACTCATTATCCTTTTCTTTAAATTTTTTAAAATCAGAATCTTTTTGTAAATCTTTTTTAAATTGTGATTTAGCACTTTTGTTTGTTTCAGATTTATTCATAGATTTTTTATTATTTTTTTCATTATCCTTATTTTCAGGGATGTCTCTTTTAAAGTCGTTAGCCGCCAAAACACCTTCCATACCATTAGACATAACACCAGCGTTTAACATTTCATCTGACATTTTAGTTTTTAAATCCGAACCAATACTTTCGTTTGTTTTCATAATTTATTTAACTATTAATAGATATGATGTCGATAACACACCTAAAAAGGTTCCCACTTTATATAAAAAAGTGCTAGTCTTAGATTGTTTTATTTCTTTTTTCAAATCATTGGTCATATTCCTGAATTCATCAATTTGTAATTCTTGTTGACTAATAATATATTCGTTATTTTCATCTTTAGATTCTAATAATGAAACAATAATATCTTTTTGAGTTTCTCTTTCCTCTAATTTAACTACTTTCTCCTGAGTTAATTTTAACTCATCAGCACATCCTTCACCTCTAATAATATCTTTAATTGCTAATCTAGCCGTTGGTGGTTTTAATTTAACTCTTGTTGTATCACTAGTCACCTGACTTTGGGATTGGTTGTTCGTACTTGTTTGTGAAAAACAATTCAAGCTCACTATCAGGAATATCATCAACACTATTAACTTTTTCATTTGTTTGTTTTTTTATTACGGTTATATTTTTATCAATATGTAGAATATCTTTACTAATAATTTCAACATTTTCTTTGACTTCACCCACTTTATTATCAATATTTTTATTAATCACATTTGATGAATCAATTTTTACTTTAATACTCTCAATTTTTTTCTCGTAACCAGTAACGTCAGTCTTAATTGTTTTTGTAATAAAAATATTCCACCCAACTAAAGCACCTACAATTATCAATAAAATAATACTATCTTTATCTTTACCCACATTTTCCATTATTTCTCAGTTTTTTTTCTTGATGATAAAATTTTAGCCCATTTTGATTTAAACTTTTCATAATAAGTTTTTAATTTGTTAAGTAATTCTAAAAATTCAGCATCAGTTTTTAACATTTCACCATTAATATACACACCATTCTCTTCACCAATTGAGTAGAAAAATTCAATATCATATTCAATAAGTTTTCCGGACCACTCAACATTATTTGAGAAAACGTTTAATTTATTAAAATCAACCATATCTGACACTTCGGAAATAAATTCATCCATAGTTTCTTGGAATGCAATTTTCTCATCAGTAGTTAATTCTAAATCCGTTTGTTCTTTTCCGTGTAATACTAAAATACCACCTGATATTCTATACCCTTGAGTTTTATCGTCACCGGATTCTTCTTCATCATCTAAACCATTCCCATCAGTGTCCGCAGTTTCATAATCAATAGTATCTTCAACAGATTTTGCAACATTAATTTTTTTAGTTACATTATCTCCCATCATATCAATATCTTGTTCAGTTAATAATCCATATTGTCTACGGATATCTTCATTAATATTATCATTATTCAATAATTTTCTTGAAGCTTCTAATAATTTTTTAATTTCATCGTGTGAATTACTCATTTTCTATATTTTTTAATAGTTCATTAAAGTTAAATGCTGGACTTAAATCTGTGTAGTTTGTATCAAAATTACTTTTAGAAACTACCCCAATAAATTTTTCAATTCCCGCTATTTTAGTATTGTATTCAACAATCTGTGATTTAATTTTCATTTCTTTTAACAATTTTTCACATAAAGAAGAAGTACCTTTAATTTGTTCTTCAGTATATGGATGCCAAAAAAAGTAATCTCTCCACTTCTTTTCAAACACATTACCTTTATAAATATCTCCAATCCAGTTAATGTAATGGTCGGTTAGTGGTTCTTTTTGTAACCACCCTAAATTTTCTAATGATACGATAATCGAATTACGATTTATATTGGGTTCTTTGAAGTATTCCGAGTGTTCCTCGTTTCCCAATAATTGTAGAATTTTACCCTCCCGGGTAATAATGTAGTTGGGGATTTTAGTATATTTCCCGTTCATCCGAAACTTCAACGACTGAAGATAGTCGTTGATATTTCTTGATGTGTGTGTAAGTATGATTTGGTGTTTCTTCTTTTGTTTTCCAACAGGTTTGAACTCACCATATTTGATTATGTCTATCATTCCACATAGATTATATTTTTATGATTGTGGTTTAACGTAACTTAATCTATTTGGACGAGGTGGTTCGTGTGTGTCAATTCCCGGACTAATGAATTTAGGTTTTTCAGGGCTAGGAAAAAATATTTCATTACTAATAGGTAGTTTATCCTGAGACAAATCAATTTCACCCGTATTTTCATTAACCTTAAAATAATCTTCAAACTTATATTCCTTATCCCCAACAGATTCTGATTGATAAACCGGAACTTCTTTAATCACTTCAACTATCTTTTCAACCTCAACCGGAACTTCTTTTATAACCTCTTTTTCCACGATAACTTCAACCGGAACTTCTTTGATAACCTCTTTTACCTCTTCATTGCCTAATTTTCCATCATCGTATTTGGTAAAGAAGTGTAGAGATGTTAATGAGATAATCGGAAGTAACCCACCTTCTAAGAACGCCAACCATCTTTTCATAGCAATCACATCGTTAGCTTTAGAACCCAACATTTCCCATACCGGTCCGGTTAGTTCCATCCACGATTTAAATAACTCACCTGTTTCATCAATTTCTTTATAACAGAAAAAGATGTTACCTATCATTTGAATGAAAGTTATTAATCCGAACATTATCCAAACGCCCCCTTTAATTTTATTGGTAGCAGCAACCAAAGCGGTCATAGCCCCAATTTCAATTGCGATGGATAAATAAATCGCCCAACTAATCGGATTTGCAATGTTATACCAAGAAACAACGTGAGATATAGATATTCCGGCAACCAAAATTATTGGTATTAAAAACATAGCCCTATTAGGATGTTCCTTAATGGATGTCCATAATGTCTTAATCATTTGATATTTTTGTTATTTCTTGGTCAATTTGAGTTTGTCTATTAACATCCAATATTTTTCTATCAGACGCTTGAATAGCTCTTTTCTCAGATTTAAGACCTTCAATCTTTATTTCTTTATGAAGTTTAACAGATAATGAATCAACACTATCATTAACATTTTGGACTTTAGTGTTAGTCGTGCAGGTTTTGAAGAAAATGATTACCACAAGGAAGAACATAATTCTAATTCCCCAAGTATCAATAAAATTTAAAATTGGTTTCATATTTTTTGTTTTAAGTTTATTATAAATGTAAAAAACCTTCTACTTTAATAAATAGAAGGTTTTAAACTTTTTACATATAATCAAATAACACCGAACTCTCGTTCCTTAGTTTTCTCAAACTTTTTTCTTTTATCTGACGGACTCTCTCTTTCGTAAGTCCAAAATCACCACCAATATCTTCAAGAGTTCTTGGTGTTCCGGTAAGACCATAATAATCTTCCACAATCACCTTTTCTCTATCATCCAAGACATTTAATAATGAAATTAATTGTTTTTTTAATTCATCTTTACTATTGAAGATTTCATCCGGCATTTCAGCTTGTTCATTTTTTAAAACATCAACTAAAGTATCACCATCTTCATTAATACTCATATCTAATCCAACCATAGATGGTAAATTTTGAAACTTATCTTCTAACTTACCACCATTAGACTCAATCGCCTTCTTAGCCCTATGTAAATCCTGAACCACATTAACCGGTAACCTGATTGTACGAGCATTATCGTTTAGTGATTGGAGGATAGATTGTTTTACCCACCATACAGCATAAGATATAAACCTAAGGTTCTTTGACCAATCAAAATTTTGTATCGCCTTCATCAACCCTAAGTTACCTTCGGAAATTAAATCAGGGAAATCCAACCCTTGATTTTGATATTGTTTAGCCACGGTGATAACAAAACGTAAATTACCCTCCAATAGTTCTTGATGAACCTCTTCAATTTGTTTTGGTGTTAAAATACCTGAGGCAATCATTTTAGATAATTCTCTCTCTCGTTCGGGGGTCATTACCTTAATCTTACGAATGTCTTTTAAATACAGGTTTATTTCCTCTTGATTAATGGGAATACCTGAGCTCTTCTCTTTCATATGTTTTATTTAGAATATTGGTTAAGTGTTAGTAATTCTTCTTGAGACAACGATTCAATACCCGAATCCGCAATCTTTTCAAATAGTTCGTCAAAGGTAGGGATTTTTTTGGGTTTAATAATCTTTTCTTTAGGAAAATCATCAATATCAATCCACTCCAAATTTAATAAGAATTCTTCACGAATTTTATTTCTTATCATACTTTGCACCTCAATCTCATTTTCATCAAATTTTTTGGGTATCTCTGACATATAGTCATTAATACCGTCGTTGAATAGGTGTTCAGAGATTTTTTTAGGTAATCCATATGACAGTTTGTCAGATGTGTATGGTAATAATATATACATAATTTCATCCACATCTAAAATCATATCTACATAGTCTTTAACATCTTCATAAGAATCTAATGTTGAGACTGTAAAGATAGAGGACTCCGGACCAAAATAAAAATTAATGTTAGGTGTGTCTGAAATAACACACAATTCTTCAGCAATTTGTTCAGTAAATTCTTTTGGGTTGTCATTCTTTGAGAATACAAATAAAATGTATTTGGTTAATTCATTCATACGTAATACGTTTAAGTTAAAAATTATGTTACAAAGATAGTGAAAAATAAAGTAATTACCAAATTAGTAGTTGTTTTTATTCATAATTTGAAAACGATAAATTTGATAAAACTGATGGTGTAATAGACACTTTGTTATTTGAACACATATTATTTTCTTTCATAATTTGTCTAAAATCATTTGAATTTAAATACTTAATCACTTCTTCTAAATCTATATTAACATTATCTTTTACAAATAACCCCACAATTCCACCACCAAAAAATTCATTCTCATTTCCCAACCAAAAAAGTTCAGTATTTCTAGTCTTCATAAGACAATAAATTCTTTTTTTGTCTGATTTCATTATTTTAAAATTACGAAGAGCCCCATATTTCCACCAATTTTTTTCAGTAAAATTACTAATTTTTCTATTAATCAACTTTGTTTTATTAGGTAATAAATATTCTTTAACTTCATCTGACAATTCCTCAAAAGTGTCGTAATTATCAACAAATAAATAATTAGACAATTGTTTATTGGTCCCAACAATTTGAATTACCGAATCTTCCGGTAAATTAATATTATCATTAATCTTAAAAATTTTTTCAGCACCACTAACTAACCCAACTTTAACATCAAAAAAATCCGAGATTGTTTTTCCTGTTAGAATTTCATAACAAAAAGAAATTGTGTTAGAGTATAGTACTTTTTTATTAATAAATTTATTAATATTATAATCATCCAAAGTTTCATAATATTTTACATCTCCCACATAATTTTTTACATATCTAAAAATACATAAAGCTGGAACATCAGCATCATCAAATAATTTTTCTTCACCACAATCAATAAAATGAGTGAAACCACCGTTATCTTTTAAAAAATCCCTAACAAATTGAGAACTAACATTATATAACCATTCTTTAGGAACAATAAACACTAATTCACCACCATCCGATAATAAACTAACACAATATTTAATAAAAAAATAATATAAATTTCCATTACCCGGAATTTTTTCAGGTAACAAATCAATTGTCTCTTGTTCAACATTTTTTAATTTAACAAATGGAGGGTTCCCCACTATTGAATCGAATGTTCCACAAGTTTTTATGTAATTAAAAAAATTATCAATAGTTATTTCAGAATTACAGATTTTTGAATTGACTTTATCAACATCTAACTCAACTGAAAAAACCTCTCTATTTAATTTTTTTTCAATCTCTAAAACAATATGTCCTTCCCCCGCAGATGGTTCTAAAATATTACCATCATTTTTAATTAAACTAACTAATACATTTAAAACTTTATTTTTAGTTGTAAAAAATTGTCCTCGTTTTTTTTTTAAATTATTCTCCATTAATTAAAGGCCCCCATTTTATAGAGGGAATCAAAATTCGTTTATTTATATATTCAATAAATAGTGAATGAACTAATTCAAATTCCTCATCATCAGTTCTACTTACTAAATAATCCGGTATTTTAGTTTGCACTCCATTAGACGGATTTACCGTAATACACTCAATAGGTAGTTCAGTTAATGAACAAATTGTAAATTTTTTAGTTTTTTTATTTAAAAAAACAATAATATAATTCTTAACTAATTTAATTTTATTATTATTTTTTTGTTTTTCATACGAATCACATACAGTATCATTATTACTACCTTCCAAATTCAACATTTTTGCTAATTTAAGAAAACTAATAGTGTTAGTAAAATTATTCGGTAGAACAATTTTTAAATCTTCCCCTTCCTTGATATACAAATCATAATCATCCCTATTACCTTCTTTTGTTTTAGTAAGACCTAATCTTTCAACTATTGATTCTATAATCCCTTTTTCACTCATTAAAGAATTAACTCGACCATCATCACTATCGTTAGACAATAACCAATCATCATAACTATTTAGTGTATCTTCATATTTTTTATATTTATTCATATTAAAAACATAGATAAAAAAAAAGTACCTGTCAATTGGCAGGTACTGATTTTATTGAGATACGTGACTAATATTTTCTTCTTTTCTGATTCTTACCACATTATCCGCCCAATTCGTAACAAGAGGGTTATGAGTAATTACAAATATCTTTTCAAAATATTCTTTAATCTTAGTAAAGAACTCTGACACCATATCCAAGTTATCGTTTGATATTTTTCCAAAGACCTCATCGAACACCACCAGATTCGCTCTTGGTAATGAACAGATTTTACTTAAAACCGCTCTCAACGCTAGTGATGCAATTGTTCTCTCATACCCGGACCCGGAAGACATCGGTTTCTCAACCTGAGTGTTGTTATCAATCATTAAGAAATCAACCTCATTCTTATCATTGATTCTAACTTCTAATCTGAAGTGACAACTATCTTCCAACAACCTTTGAAGTTCACTATTAATAAGTGGCATCATCGTTTTCATAATCAGTTTGGTAATACCATTCTTACCGAAGATTTCCAAATAGATTTTGTATATTCTTTCTTTCTCAGCCTCCTCAGCAATTTTTCTGATGGTCTCTAAGTTAGATGTAATCTTAGTATTAAGATTGGTTATTTGGAATGTGTTATCCGAAATACTTTTCTCAATTGTTTTCTTTTCACCCTCAAGTTCATCCAATCTCAATTTAGCTTTAATCAACAATCCATCGGTTTTATTATTCTCAGCAATTTTATCTTGAACCTCCGAGTATCTTTCCAATTTGGTCTTCAACGCATCAATCATTAATTGGAAACGTTCTGCACTTAATTCGTATTTCTCTCTGATAAGTTTGTTTTTCTCATACTCATCAAACTCTTTTTTAAGATTAACAAAACCTAACTCTTTGCTGGTTAAATCCTGCATTAACCCCTCTAATTGACCTTTATGCGTGATAAAACCGGCAAGCTCACCAATTTTAGCATTAGTAATCGCTGCATTCATAAGTTCAATACCACAATGCTCACATTTGATTCCTCCATCTACCGAACTCTTCAACTCCTCAATACTTTTAATCTTGGCGTTGTTCTCCGCTTGTTGGGTCATTAAATCTTTAATCTCTTGTTTAACCTTGTCGTGTTGGTCTTCGTGATAAAACTCAGATGGTTCAACAACCTTAACCGCGTCTCTATCTGAAATAGCTTTGGATTTATTAAAACCTAATGTGTTTATCTCCTCTTGGACTTTATCCGGGGAAACCATTACCAATTCATTATCAATATTGTGTTTGGATTTTAACAACCCATCACGATATTCTTGTCCTTTGGTAATTCTACCTTTGACATCTTCCAACTGAGTGTCTAATGTTTGATTAGTTTCAGTTAAGGTATCAATAGTTTCCTTACTAGTTTGGTTATCCGTTTTAAGTTCTTCAGAGTTATAGATATTAGACAACATTCCTTTGGAGAAGTCACTATAAACTTCTTTGGCAACTTCTTCCTTACGTTTAAGAAAATCCAACCCCATAAATCTTGAAAGAACTTGACCCCTCGCCGTGGGTTTGGCGTCAATTAGTTCTTCCAAGTTGGTGGCAGTTGTTAGGATGGTCATTAAGAAATCCTCTTTGGTCCCAATAGACGTTTTGATAAACGCTTCGGTCTCTCTTCGTTGTTCTCCGGTGAAGTTCTGCAAACTACCATCAGACAATCTCTTATAGAAGTCCAACTCGGTCTTAACCGTCCATTCGTTTTTCTTTGATAACTTTCTCTCAATATTTCTAAGTATAATATACTCCTCACCATCGATTGTTATCTCACCTTTTACAGCGACTTTGTTTCTGTCTGTAAACCTGTTGAATATCTCTTCAGCTTTGGATGTCTTGGTTGTCTCATTAAAGAATAAGAACATTAGTAAGTCCACGGTTAAAACCGTCTTACCCCCAAAGTTAGGCGGGTTTGATTCCACAACTGTAATCCCATCACACTTCTCAAAATCTATCTTCTGATTCTCACCATACGATAGGAAGTTTGAGAACTCTATGTTCTTGATGTACCATCTCTTAAATGGTGCCGCGTCTGTTTGGTCTAATAACAATTTGTTATCCACCACACTATTAAGTTGGTAGATGTCATCGTAATGTTCCATATTCCCTTTTGACTCCAAGAATGAACGAACCAATTCCAATTGGTAATTCTCATCCAAGATGTTAAAGGAGATGTCTACGGTATGTGTGGTGTCCTGAGCAACCTTTGTCTTTGTGATTACATTGACGTTGGTTGTATCATACTTCTTTTGAAAGTAATGACGAACACTCTTTATTTTTTCTTGTGTAAAATTCTCGGCATAATCCTCCCATACAACCTGTAGGTAAGGATTATCCAAGTTTACAATATTTATGTCTTCCATTATTGTATAGTTAAATTGAGGTGGGGGATTAAATAAATCCATTGTTTATTACTCTACGTCTTCCGTTAATACTTCTCCGTAATCTCTCGCCTCTTGAGCATTTAATACGTCTTCCAAATACCAACCTTCATAAGCAGTTAGTCTTTCACATCCTCTGTCCATCCAAATAAATTCATCAATCCATTCTTCCCAATTAGAATCAACTAGTTTAATAAAGTTTTCATCATTACCTCTATCTCTATATCGTTGAATCATCTCATCTTTACTTTCATATTTTGGGTAAACCAAATAGAAGAAAATACAGTTATCTAACAATGCGTCTCTAACTTCTTTATGTGAAGAAACAAAAATGTATTTGTACTTACCAATATTCTCTTTGATATGGTTTATGTAATTCTGTGGAAAACTTGGATTTCTTGTTTTATTACCGTGTTCATCAATAACCCAACTAAAACCACTTGAATCGGAATCCAAAGTAGTTTCAGGGTTATTCTTATGATAGGTGGTTTTTCCTACACCGGGGAACGCTGATACTATCTTAGTTCTCATCTGTTACTTCAGGTGTTACTACCTCAGCTTCGGTAACGTTAATATTACTAACCTCACCAACAACCTCAGCTTTTAATTCAGTTGTTTCACCATTTTCACTTTCATATTGAGCTTTTAAAGTTTCCATAGTTTTTTCAAACATTTCTTGATACTCAGCTTGAGCTTTTTTCTTTAATCCTCTAATTGTGTTGTTTCTGTGTGTTACTCTTGTGTTGTGAGCCTTTGCTCCTCCACGTAATTTTGACTTTGGCATAATTGTATTTATTTAATTGTTATTATTATTTTCTCTAAATCTTTCAGGTATAATTCTGTTGGATAAAAAATCTCTTAATTCTTCACCACTCATTTGACCCATAATAGGATTCTCTTGATACGTTATTTTATTTTCAATTTCTTCTTGGATTCCCTCAATTGTTACTCCCGGTTCATTCTCAACTTGTTCTTTTAATTCTTCCATTAACATATTCGTTATCCTTTGATATGGATTCTCATTTGAAACCTTCATTTTGGATTCTTCTATTTTTTCATCTGTTGAATCATTCCTATACATTTCCAACCAATCCGGTCTCTCTTGGACTTTAATTTTATCAACCTTTTCAATTAATTTTTGAACTTCCGTTTTAGTACCGTTTAATATTTTAGACATCTGAATTTTTTTCTCAATATTTCTAAACCTATTATAAAAATTATGAGTTTTTGCTCCGTGAAAATTGATGTCAGTATTATTACCATCCAAATAATCTATAATATTGATGACTTCATCGTTATCATCATTTAAACCCATATCATTTAATAATTGGAAAAAGTCATCACATTTAATAATTTTTCTTGTCTCAGTTTTTTCTTTTAAAAACTTAATAACAAATTCTCCTAAACCATTTTCCATAACTTAATTTTTGTTTTTATAACTTTTTATTGTAATTGGTATTTGTCTTCAAAACAAAACCATTTTTTCTGAATTCTTCAACTTCTTCATTTGAACAATCTTCAATCCATTTAATATCAATATCAATAAGTTCTGTTTCAAATTCACTATCATAATTTATTTTAATTTCACCCCGTTTGGCAAATGGTATTAAACCATTTTTTGGTATTTTAAAATTTTTATTCATATTTTTTCATTTAATAGTTTGTAATTCCCAATCAAAATTTTTTTTCCTCATAACATCATCTGTTGTTAACTTACTGTTATGTAAATCCCAAATAACTTCAATCTTTAAAAATGGGTTAAAACCACTAATTAATATAAGATATTTTTCATTATTGTTTGTTTTGTTAGTTATAATATAATAACCACTTTTAAGTTGTGTTTCCATAATTTAATTTTTTGCTGGTCGGTTTTCTTCAAACCATTCTATAATTGCGTTTATCGCCCATACAGCTCCGGATGATAAAATACCATCAAAGAACCAACTAATCCATAATGGTGTTCCAAATATATTAAAAGTTGGTGAGAATATCAATAAGGACAAAACCCAACCACCGTGAAAACTAAAACACATCGGACAGGTTAATATACCTGAGATAAAATTAGCAATACCATTAAATGGTAATTGTTTATTATTCCCCCAATTTTGGAAGAAGTTTCTAAGTCCTTGGAATATTGACCCAAAGACCATAATGTTCATAAGCCCGTAGCTTAATATGAACCAAGTAATTAAACTAGTTATCATTTTTATTATCTTCTAAAAATTTATCAATCTCTTCTTTTGTTATCTCAAGATTTTTTTCACCAAAAGTGTCCTTAAATAATTGTTTTAAGTGTGGCGGTATTAAAACATTTTTAACTTTCATTACAACTTCACCTTCTTTGATAATATTTTTTTCTAAATAATATGCAATACCCGGCATTTCCTCTTCTTTAACAAAACTTTTAACTCCGGTTAAATATCTTGATGGTGTAACTTCTGACACAATTTCATTTCTCTCAAATACACCTCTAACGAGAACACCTCTTTCACCTTTGACTTGGTAATCATAAGGATTATCTAAAACTTTATCAAGTAGGTCTTTCATTTCCATTTTAAGTTCATACTCACCATCAAGAAATCCGTCTTGAGCTCTCTCCGGATTATATTGTAAAACAATTTTTTTGAATGGTGAAAATGTTTCTGGGTTATAAACTAATGGTGTTATACAAGCACCATCTTTAACCGGAGTATGTAGCGTATCAGGATTAAATACTTCAGGGGTTAAAGCTAAAGATAATAGATAACAAACCCCTTTAAATTTCTGCCCTTCAACTAATTTGTAGATATCCGCTTTGAGTGGTAAATCGTCGTTTGACAATAACATCGGCATATTCATAAAGTTTAATTCAGTACATTCAGAAAATTCTTCACACTGAAGTATTCTTTCTTTGTATGGTTCTAAATTATCTCTACCGTATAAAGTTAGCCCATCAAACCCATATTGATAATCAATATTGGGTGTCTCCCCAAAAATTTCTGTTAATAATTCTTTTAATTTCATAATGTTTCATTTATATTGGAACCTTTCATATAGACAGCACCCTGACTAACTTTAATAGATTCCAATTGTTTATTTATTTCTTCAAGTTCTTTTATTCTTTCGTTTTTTAAAGATAGTTCTTTTCTTAACTTTTGTAAGGTTTCTTGGAGAAGTAATACCTTATCATTTGATTTAGGTTCGTCCCCAATTTTATCTATATTTGGGACAACTTCTTGAATAACATTTACAATCTTCTCTTTTATTATTTCAACAGGCACCTCCTTAATCACCTCTTTTTCAACATATTGGATGACTTCAACCTCTTTAATTATTTCAACGGGGACTTCAACATATTTAACAACTTCTTTGATTACCTCAACTATTTTTTCAACAGGAACTTCCACCCGGATTTCTTTGATTACCTCAATTTCCACCTGTTTTTCTTCAATCCCACCTATTTTTTCTGAATCATCACCAAGTAAACCATATTTTTTAATGTTAAACCCATCAACATAACATTTGGATATAAACTTATCCACATCCTCAATATTGTTTAACTTACAATATTCTTGGACTGACGTTAATTGACTAGTTGTTAGTTTAATTCCCATCTTCTTTTAATTTTCTTTTTGGATAATTTGGTCCAACACCGGGGTCAGTTAACATAGTTCTTACTTCTAAATCTCTGTCTATATTCTTAGTGGAATAAGTCCATTCTGTAACCTTATCATAATCAACCCCAAACATTTCACACATTTCTCTAGTCGTTACTTCTTCACAACAATCATTACCCCACTTTTGGTAGAATTCATCATCTGTTAATAGTTTGTTTATGAACTCACCTCTTGTTATGTAATTTGGTTCTACACACCAACCTAAATCAAGTAATGGTTGTATATCAGTTTTACGTATATGTTTTAGATAATCCCAATATAAAGTTTCTAAGTTATCTTCCACTATTAACTAATCGTTCTGTTCCGTTTATGATATCATCAAATGATTTCATCTTAAATGATAAGAAAGGTTTTGGATTATCCAAATCAACAAATGAATAATCATCTGATTCAAGATTGTAGATTCCGAATCCGTGTTTGGTTATTGTCTCACCATAATTCTGTTGGATTGTTGAACCCACTTGAATAATTGGTATCTGTTTTTTTATTTTAATTTTTCCATCATTACCACTAACTTTTTCCCAACCTTTTTTTACATAGTCATCAAACTTCTCATCATCTATTTCAATCGTAGATTCTGTATAAATAATTTGACGTTTATGAATATCACCACATAGTGTTATTTCAAGACCATTAAATTTACTAGAATCAAAAGATTCCTCACCAAAACTATAACCTAAATCAGTTTTCAACCCATTTATCGGTCCGTGAAACAATCCAATATTAACTTTACCGTTTTGAGGTATCTCCGGTGGTATGTTATGTTGAACTAATGAATACACACACCAATTAATGTTTTCGTCCTCATACACCCCTCTATCTTTGTAATAACAAATATTCGGATTGTTTAATGAGTTAATAATTGGAGTTAAAGTATCCAACCTTTCTAAATTAGATTCTATCATATCGTGATTACCTATTATAACAATAGTTTTGGCAATCTTGGAACATTCTGTTAATATCCAAGATACAAATTCTATTAACTCCGGACTAACGGTGTTCTTAGAATGTACTAAATCACCAGAAAAAGTAATTCTATCCGGTTTAATTATTCTAAATTTATTTAACATCTCATTTAAGATACCTCGATATAAGTCGTGGTCCTTAAATAATCTTAAATGTAAATCACTAAAATGGCAAATGGTCTTAATCATATTTTGTTGTTTATTTAAGAATAATAAAAATATTTTAACTTTTCAAGTTTTTTTAGATATGTATATAATATAAATGTATAATTATTTTTATTATTATGAAAAAAAATACTTGGACGGAAGATGAAATTAATTTTTTAGTTGAGAATTATTCAACTAAAGGTGTTGATTTTTGTTCTAATCACTTGAATTACAAAAAATCTAAAATTTCAGCTATGACACATAAATTAAACTTAAAAATGTTACCTAACATTAAAAAAAAATATATAGGTAAATCCGATGAGTTATGTAATATTAATCCGGATAATTTTAGAAACATTCAAACTAAAGAAGTTTCATACTTATTAGGGTTAATATGGTCAGACGGATATGTAAAACATTATAATCGTAATTTTGATGTAGTTTTAACTATGGTTGAGGATGATATAAATAACATTAAAAAAACTTTAGATAAAATAGGTAAATGGCACTATAATTTAATAAAAAAACAGAAAGATTCTTGGAAAAACACAATTCGTGTCTCAACTAATAATAAGCGAATTTATGACATACTATTTAATTTTGATTTCACCAAAAAATCAAAAATGTCTCCGGATAAATTATTAAGTAATATACCTAAAGAACTACATAATTATTTTTATTTGGGAATTATTGATGGTGATGGGTGTTTTTATTATAAAAAATTAAAAAATTCAACAATCAGACAATTTTCAATTTCTTCAACATATGAACAAGATTGGACATATGTTGAAGAATTATTTAATTCATTAAACGTTAAATTCTCAATTGGTCGATATCGTAAAAAAGATGGCTCGTCATCATACTCATCTATACGAGTAACCAATAAAGAAGGTATAAATAAAATAGGTAATTTTATTTATAAAGATGGTAAAACTATTGGTCTTTTAAGGAAATATGAAAAATATTTACAAATAATTGAATAATTTATCATATTTTTTAATAATCTCTTCTTTAGTCATTATCATTTTTTTATTTTCCAATTTAATAATCCCCAAATTAAAACCATAGTTGGGATAGCAACCCACCATATCCATTCATTATGATATGTTACCCCACAAGCTTTTTGTATAACATATGACATTGTCGGGAGTAACCACAAGGTTGAGGTACAAATCGCACACCCATTTTCTCTTTTAACAATTTCCATTACTTATCAAATAATTTAAATTCTTCATTTACGTGACCGCAATCATCACATCGGTAAGATGGAAACGGAACGATGGTGTCTTCCTGACTTCCCGTTAACAATTTGTTAACTTTTTTAATCATAACAACTTCTTTAAAGAACATTCCACCACATTCATCACATACCACGGTAGGTTGTTTTCTCAAATCAATTTGAGGTTTTAATAAATCATCCATATTTTTTTATTTTAAATGTAATTAATTTATTTGGTTTAGTCAAATAAAAACCCCCAATTAGTGTGGGGGTTCTTAATTACTTTTTCAAATACTTCTTCATATCCATATCCAATATGGTTTGTTGGACTTCCTTTGGAACTCGGAATTCTTCAAAGGTTCCATCTTCCTTAACTAATACTACAATACACCCAAACAGTTTCATATTTTCATATTTTGTTCCTTGTAACATTTTCAGTAAAAGTTTTCCATAGAATGGTAGTTGGGTGAAGTAATGACCCAAGGCATTATTGGGATGTTTTTGGAAGGGGTATTTCATTCTTGTTGTAAAATGGGTCTCCTCAAAGTTCTTTGGTTTATTTGATTTCCAATCTGTAATGATTAAACCGAACTCAGTAAGTTCCTTATTCATTATAAGCCACACCTTATCCGGTTGTCCTGTATAACCCAATTCCGGGTCACCCAATACAATCTCCGTATCTAATAACACGGCACCTCTCTCAACCATTAAGTTTAGATAATTGGTTCCGGCTGAAACCATAGAATCACCCTTTAATATTTGGGTAAAATCACATTCAAAGACAGGTTGTCTAACTTCTTTGTAACCACCGAACATATCAATAAGTTTCTTCTCTAATAAGAAATGGACTCTACTACCCATATTGGTAGCGTAGTCCCCGGCAGCCTTCCATTCATCCAACAATTGTTGTTGAACCTCTAAATCACCTTTCGCCTTTTTAAGCGAAATCCCTTCACTATCAAACTCATCGTAGAAATACTTGATTACTTTACTAACGGAGGGAAATGCGTCTCTAACAACACCACTTACATCCTTCATATAATAGGTGTGGGTGTCCTCAACAAAGGTAAGTGATAATTCTTGTCTTCGTTGTTCTAATAAATCTCTAATCTCTTTAGCAACTTCATTTAATCCTTTATTCATTATTCAAATTTTGTTTTAAGATATTCAATTACGTATTTTGCGTAACTTGTTAAAAAGTCATTACCATTAAAAACAAACATTTCTTGGTTGTTCTTAACGGCTGAGTTATAATCTGTTTTAAAGTTTTTAAAACTTTCCGGTGTAAATGATATCGTGTTTGACATATCTAATGGTTTTAATTAGAGCACAAAGATACAACTATTTTTTAAACTACCAAATAAATCCTACTTTATTTTGTAAAAATATTCATTTATATCACCCCTCAGGTCAGCAACATCGGCATCACCTGTTAATTTTATTATTTTAATTTTACCATATAACCTACCACCATTTAAGTTATGGTATAACTTAACAGCGTCTTGCCACGCATCGGCGTCGAGACATATAATTATATTCCCATTCGCTTTTTCGTATAATGTATTAAGTAATAAGTCCGACATATGTTTTCCCAACATAGCAATACTATTTGGTAGGAAAATAGCGTCAAACGCACCTTCACAAAGATAAATGTCGGCATTCCAATTGACCGTACTCTCAAAGAATATTATCTCATCCTTCGCCGCCTCCGGATTTTTGTATTTGGCACGACTATTGGGGTCCCAACTTCTTGCAATAAAATAATTTAATTCATCCTTACCATCATAGGAGGGTATTATTATCCTACCCGAGAAAACTCCTTTATCACAGAACCCAATACCATACTTCTCAATAATATCATCGGTAATCCCACGTTGGGTTAAGTAGTTGTACGCCTGACGACGAACCGGATAAACCAAACTACTATCCTTGAATTTGGTGAATCCCTCAGGTAGTTTTAATCTATAAACTCGTTTTTCTTTTGGTTTATGTTGTTCCGGTTGAAGTAGATTATAAATTTTTTTCTGTTGTTTTGTACCATAAAGGTCAAGTAATTTACCGAGAGGTCCTTGCATATTATTCACATCACCGCACGCCCAACAGTGGAACAAATGTTTTTCTAATGAAACCTCTAAATTACCCTTCCTTTCATCAACACCACATTCGGGACAGTTATACCCATATTGTAATTTTGAATCATAAACTTTTTCAGGGTCTCCTAATATTTCACATAAAATATCTAAAAGTATTTCTTTATCATCTGACATAGAAGCAAAGATAATTAATAAACTAATAAAAACAAAATATTTTAACGATTACTTTTTCTTATATTATCTGAAGCCCACAGAGGTTGTAGATTACTCAACGAATTAACTATTTTAGGGTCAGTTTCTTTTTCAAATTTACTAATAGGGATTATGTGGTCGATATGCCATTCACCCCAATTTTCCCAAGACATACCATCAGTAAATAAAGTTTGTAAATATTCTTTTAATTGTTCCGCAGAATATCCTAAAGTTTCATATGTTGTCGATTCTTTTTTACCCCCAAATCGTCTAGTCATTGAACCTAACATTCCTCTCCAAGCATATTCGTGAGGTTTATTAACATATCTTAACTTAAAATATTCGTTAATTTTTTTACGATTATTTAACGCATATTCTTTGGTTCTTTTCTTATGTGTTTTTGAAAATTCGGGTAAATTCTGATAATCATCCTTAAATTTATCACTACGACATTCTTTACACATTGACCTATAACCATCTTTAGTTCCAATTTGTTTATGAAATAAATTAATATCTTTTTCAATTAAACAAGATATACAAGTTTTTCCGGTAATAATTAATTTATCATTTTGTTTATTTTTATGATAATCATTTTTACTTTTAACTTTACGACATTCTTTACATTGATGAAATCGACCATCTTTCTCCCTATTATGCTTATGAAACTCACAAACATCTTTTTCAAGTAAACATTTACTACATATTTTTTTCATTACCAAAATATTCTGTTAATAATTTATTAGTTAATGAAGATAAATTGATATGTTTATCTCTAATTATTTTTTCAATATTAGGGTCTATAGTAATAGACATCCTAATTTTTTTCTCTTCTGTTTTAATTTGTTTACGTCCCATACTTATAAATATCACATTTTTTGTAAAAGTATCATTTTTTTTTGATAAATAAATTATTATTATCAAAACTTTATTAGTTTTTTAATCCGACTATATTTATGGTAATAACTTTTAAACAGATGCCAACAAATATTAACATCAATAATATATCAGGTGCAACACCATTTAATGTTTATCTATGTGATGAATTTAATATAACTTGTGTCTATATCAATACTATTCCGTCCTCATCATTACCGTATGATTTTCAAATTCCAACAATAATGGAGGGTCAAGTTTCATTTAACCTTAAAGTTATTGATAATAATGGTTGTACATCAATTTCAAATATCCTAATTTAATATGCCTTGTAATTCAACATACTGTATAAACAATACCGGATTAGTAGGTGCCGACGATAACTACATAACAGGTGGAACCTATAATGGAGACACTTATTGGACCGGACAAACTAGTGGTTGGACAATATATTTTTATACAGGAACAACAAGTTATTGGTGTTTATCTGATACCTTAGGTGGGTCTTGTTATTTAACCGGGAAATATCCTTGTGTTAGTACTTGTCCTGATTTATCAAGTCTTTATGTCTTTAGTGGTATATGTTTAACACCCACACCGACACCAACACAAAATTGCGATGTTTTAGATTTTACAGCGTTATTTGATTGCGAGTATATCCCAACACCAACACCCACACCAACATCCAGTGTTACTCCAACACCGACTATCACACCATCATCAACAAACTATTGCTCAATCATAGGTATTGATGCTAGTGGTTATACCTATACACCCACTCCAACTCCAACACCATCAATAACACCAACAAATAACCCATTACCTTTTTATTCACCATTAATACCACGTAATTGTTCGTTGTATGGTTTTATGGAATACACACCTATTACCGGACAATTAATATACCCGGGAACTCTTAAATGGCAAGATTGTTTTAATTCAAGTTTATATTATTACACCAATAATGTTACCGGTATTTTTCCGGGGACATTGTTTGAGGATTTTGTTATTTATGGAGCAAATGTTGATGGTCAATCTAAATGTATTTCTTATTTAGGTATGGATTATGACCATGGTAATCAAAATACAATTCAAATAACTTCGGGTCCTTGGGGTTATTCCAATTTAAATGAGTGTGAAAACTGTCTAGTTATTACGACACCTACACCAACACCGACTAACACCGTAACACCAACTGTAACACCGACTAATACACCTACAAACACACCGGGAATGTCACCAACACCAACAGCTAAGATTATGTATTACGTATATTTACAATGTGGAACAAAGAATGAAATATTAAATAATGTTGTAATTCAACCGGTTCCCGCAATACCAACAAATGTTGTGGGTAATGTTATATTTGATTCTAAAAATAGTATTTGTTGGGAATTGATTGATATTTCCGATAATTTATCACAATTACAAAACATATATCAATATAACACTTACTATAATAACAATTACTTCACTGAGGTATATGGAACAATATTTAGTAACAGTAAAGGAAAAACCGCTTGTGGTGAATGTAACAAATATACAAAAGAACTTGAAGCAATATCAAACCCTAACTGTGATTTTAATATTAGAAATTGGAGTAATTGTGTGGATTCAAATACTCAAGGTGAAATTTATGTTAATGATGTAACGGTATATTCATTTAACCAGTCTTTTGACTCTAATCTTTATACGTCAAATTTAACTGTTAATAATGGTGATTATATAAGAATTCATTTAATTGTTCCTATGGACAGTAGTATAACTTTAAATACCGAATTAACAAGTGGTGTTGAAACTCGTACAATAACGAATGAAGATTTTACATTAAATTTAATTGTTAATTGTAGTGAAAAAACTCAGAAAATTGATATTTTCTCAACTTGTAATCAAATTGTACCATCAATTATTTTATCTAGTTCATCTTATAATGAAAACGCTTTAATATCCACAACATATAACTCTTCAGTTAATTGTTTACAAACAAATGTTTCTCCTGAAATGACTTGGACTCTAAACGGATTTGACACATCAAATGTTATTAGTTATGAAATTTTATGTGAGGATTTAGATGTTTCGGGGTCAAGCCCTGATGGGTACTTTATTCACTGGTGGGTAACGGATATCAGTAATAGTCAATTAACTATACCAGTTTCGGGTAGTTGGATTAGTGGTAATGTTCAACCAACAGATTATGGTTCCGGAGATGACGCTAACGGATGGAATGGACCTTGTCCGTCTTCAGGTCCTGATATTCACGATTACAGAATAAGAATATCTGCGTTATTAAATAATGGGAATACAGTAAATAGTAATTACTCAATATTCCGAGCAACCTGTATATCACCATTTTGTTAAACATAAAAAAACCCCTCCGTTAAAGAGGGGTTATTTTTTACCAAATATTTTCTTGTTTCATATGACCTAAGACACAACAATAAGCATCTGTTTGGTCAAAGTTTTCTTTTTTGAGGGTGTTGTTTCTTGTATATTGCCAAGTAATTTGCGGTTCTTTCTTAGCGATTAAGTCCCATATAATTAGTTTTTTATCTATATCTTTTGGAAGTCCTCCAAATAAAACAAATTTACCTTTGTCGTTTTCTTTAACTAATTCAGGGAAGGCGAACTTACGTGAGTTGTATGTTGATATAAAGTCAGGAACTATCCCTAAAACGTCGTAAATTTCTTTTGTTACCAAAGTATTAAACCTTAATAGAGTTTGGACTGTATAGACGTTATTTGAGTTTAATAGAGGTTCCTCAATAATAACCTTAGTAATACCCATATCTTTATAATCTAAAAGTTTAGTTCTAAAGATTTCACCTTTAAGTAGTAATTCTTTTATTTTATTTTCTTCCTTTGGTTTTGGTGTTGGTGATACGTGGGTTAGTTCTAATAACTCTCTACTTTGTATGTCAAATAACGCCCAACCAATAGTTTTGGTGGAAACATCTAATCCAAGAACTTTAGGGCTTTCTTTTAATGTCTTTTTCATAGGTTAAAAATCAAATTTTACCAAAAACTGTTGAATACCTTGTCTTGGGACAGGGGATTGCAGCTTTGATACAATCATAAGATTAAATTCGCTGTCGTAAAGACCAATTTCACTAATTTGTGGTGTAACTCCTGATGACCAAGTAGGATTTGATGGTTTTTGAAATTCTGCCTGACTAAGATTAATTTTATATTTCATTTCATAAATGGTTGCTTGAATATCGGTTTCTAAGGAACCATAGAAATAATACTCATCACCAAAATTAAGTGTTGTGTTACTTGTCGTACCGGTTGGTAATGTTATAAAACTATTTAAGTTATATCTAGGTGATAAGTTATATAAGTCATTTGTAATTACAAATGTTGTGCCTGTTAATCCACTTTGAGTTATATATCCATTTACTGTTGAAGCGCTTAATTGATTTGTATAGTCAATTAATACCCATCCATTAGATTGAGGTCTTCCTCCGTCTTCCACAAGTTGACAAATAATTTGAAACGTATCGGCAACATAACCATTTGGTAATTTATTGTTAGTTATTTGAGTTAAACAATTAAATTCATTTTTAAATCGGACTGCGATATTCTGATTCTCAACTATTCCACAATCAACATTAGGCCCGTTTATTTTAGAGTAATAATTACAATGCAATGAATTAGTCGCACCTGATGATTGATTAGTTAATAGATAACTAACATATAATGTTTGATTTGGACTTGATAATAATCCCAAAGAAGACTCTTGTCTTGACCCATAAAGATTTGGTGGTATAAGAGATATAGTTGCGGCAGGTAAAGTCCAATTACGATTTGATTTGTAGGATAAAGCCGCAACCAATTCTTCATCGTCAATTACGACAATTTTTTGGTCAGGAAATATTTTACCAACTCTATTAGGGAAACCATCAATTGGAGATGGATTATTATCCCATAAATTATAATACCTAATACCAGGACTATTCATATCATCGTTTTTAGTTGATTTGATATAATGAGGTTTTAATAATTGAATTGGTTTCGTGGTTATTTCTGTTTCTTCAGGTAAAAATTTCGGTGGTAATGCGTAAAATGTTTCACCAACACAACAAGTTGGTGATTTATGCCACATAAGCCAAGGAATATGTAATTTAAAATTGGTCGCATCACCTGTTGTATCATTTATATTTGATGGGTCATATGGTTCCAAAGCAAATTTTTCACCGTAAAAGAAATCAATTGTTTGGTTAGTGTAATGAATAATCGCAATAGCTTTTTGTTCCTTAGGTGTAACAACTATTTTATTACTGAATGAGTCATAATAATATACAGAATCTTCCACAACACCATCTACGTTCACAAACGTCTGACCACTATCTGACATATAACCCAAATATTCTTTGGTACCCATATATGATGATGAACCAAAAAACGGATAACCTAAAACCGCATTATTACCAGTATCAATTAATCCTGCAGGATTTTCAGACCAAGGAATATTCATATTCCACACCTTAACATCAAATTCGTCAGTATTACATACGGATTCAAAATTAATTACATCAGTACTCCAATGATTAATAGGTGTTACACTATCATAAAGGTCAGTCATTTTTGATGGATAAACTAATGTTCTAGCGTATGAACAACCTGATAAAATATAAGAGTAATCAGGCGTATTCCTATCTAATGTTATCTCACCCAAACATATATCAACAATACGATATGTTAAAATGTTATGACAACTACTTACACTAATGAAGGTATTAATCACCGGTGTCGGTGTACATCCGGTCGGTGTTGTTACACAGCAAGTTGATGACGGTGTTGGGGTAGGGTCAGGTAATTTACAAACATCATATGATGGTGTAACTGTCGGAGTAGGTGTTGGGGTAGGTGTCAGAGGAGTCGATTCTGAAGAACATATACTTGTATTACCATCAAAATAGATTGTTATTAAATCTCCTTTAGCAGGTAATCTAACAATATTAGTATTACAACCCGAATATATAATTTTAATTTTGGTACCGCCAGTAAAATTAGACATATCGACAACGTAGTTAGAATTAATCACATACTGATTATCGGTATAAGCACTCCAACTTGGAGATGTTGTAGAAGAATTCCCACTAAAAAATCCTCTCATAACAGCACTATTATATATTGGGGATATTTCCGGGTCTGAAAACGGAATACCATATGTATTGGTATTATCATTATCTATATAGAAAGGGTATTTAACATTTTGTTTGTTAGTTTGTCCCGGTGACGAATTTTGAGAATTAAAATTAGGTTCTAAAATATTAGTATTTGCTTGACCATACGAATTTGGTAGTGAGTTATAAGAAACTTCACTATCTCCAATTTGAAAATAGGAGATGTTAAAATTACCCTCAGATAGTTTTTTTCTACCGGTGTCGGTTAATCTTGTATTTATTAATCCTGATGTGTTTTTAAGTATATATCCCATGTAATATAAATATTCTATTTTTTATTATGTGTTAACAATTAATGAGCAACAATCACAACCACTAATAATTGCGTTTGCTATTGAGTATGTATCATTACTATATCCTACAACACACAATCCGGTAGTTGTTTTATCTACCCTAGTTGTTGTTGATATTACAATTGTGTCTGTATTAGTTAAAGTAATTGAATTCCACACTTCATTAATGTTGGATTGGTAAACAAAATCACTTTGGCAACCCGGTGTTGTATTAACCGATTTAGTATTACCTGTCGATGTAAAACTAACGGGTATTGTTGTAAAATTACTATTTAATATTGTACCTGTTGTTAAAATTGACGTTCCACTTGTTGGTGATGAATAAAAATTATTATCGTGGATTAAATCAAACGTAATTGTTGTTCCATCAGGTAATGGTGGTGTAACAGTTATGATTGTCTCGTAGGAATTAACTAACGATGTTTCATTAATAATTGGTGTTGTTGTTGTCGTATTTAAAGAAAGTGTATATGTTGTCGCCATTTCAGGTTTATCAATAGTTATTGTTTTTGAAAAAACATTACCTAAATAATCTGATACCGATAAAACATAAATTCCCGAACATAAATTTGTAAATATTGGGGAACTACTATACGTCACACCATTATCAATTGAATATGAATATGGGGGATTATCTAAACTTACATTAAAAACAATACTACCATCACAAAAACAAGTTGGTTGGTTAATACTCACAGGGAATGTTGAACGATTAGATGTTGAACAACTACCTGAAACACTCTCTAATGTTAACGGAAAAAGTGTTCCTCGAGACGACCAATTTAATGGGGGATTTGAATTAATTAATGAGACAGAATCATAAAATTCTCCACCTTCTATAATAAAATTAATTATATTCCATTCCAATTCGGTTGAATTCCACACAACTTTTGAGTTTATGTTTGATTCCCAATACCAAGTAGGATTACCATTTGAATCTAATTCATCGGATGGTATAAAATGATACGATTTTTTAGCATTTGGATTACCTGATGGGTAATAACTTATACAAAAATCTTTATATATTATTCTCACCGGTGGTATTAAAGGTTGGGGGTTTTGGACTGAACAAGGTCCGAAGGTTGAATTAATCATTTCGGGAGAACAAGTTGCTGGGTCAATATTTATCCATTCATATGTTCCGATAATTGATATCGGATAATCACTAGGGTTTAATAGTCTTGAATAGTCACCACCAGGACCAACGGAACCTAAAATGTCAGTATACCTCCATCTATTTGGTGAGCTCGAATTATCCCACCAAACAAAACCTACATCTACCGGACAAGGATTCCCATTAAAACCTGTTGGGTCTACAGGACAATTATTTAAACTCCACCATCTTTTTCCATTAAATAGTGTATCTTCAGCACTTACACTACAAGAAAATGTAAATGTACCACCAGGGCCAATACCTCTATACGTAAAACACATAATTGATGATACGTTTGTGGTTATTGATTCTTCAGGACAAAGTTGATTATATAAGTAAATTATTTCTGTATCATCAGGAACTACAACAGTAACTCCATTGGGTGGTGAAAATAATTGACCATAAGTTAAATTTTCCGCAAGGGTTGTTGTACCTGAAATAAAAGGTATAGGTCCTGGATTAGTATTAAGATAAATTGTATATGGACCTGGTGAGGTTCCTCCTGTTATTTTTATTGTATAATATTTACTCATAGTTAAATTATATAAATCGGATTAAAATATTGTTCACTCCCACCAGAATATCTATAAGCTAATTCGTAAAAAGCGTTTTGTGGTGTTGTTGGAGAACCTGAATACGCAAAATTTGTTATTGGTGATGCCCAAATATCAAAATCACTTAAATCATTTTCGTTTGTTAATCTTACTTGATAAAGATATTTATATTGTTTTATATTGTATGAATTATAGATAGGTTCTTTAACTCCACTTGTATTATAATTACATACCGTTCCGGATAATGATGGAATAATTGTTGATGGTATACCTGAAAATGGATATGTGTTAAACGACCAATCAGGTGTAATAAAATACCCATTTATAAAAGTATGTCCAGTTTTTGGAGTGTCCACAAGTACTAACCCTGATACTTGAAAAATTGGGTTTGTATAATACATACCATTGATAAAATCTCTATCAGTTCCATTATTTGGTGTACTACCTGTAGACATATTATTTACTTGAGAAACAACTGTACTAGGTGTGATATCACAATTAGAATAACATGAGGGGAAAGTGATGTTGTTTGAAATTGTATTAGCGGTAATTTTTAGGAAATAATCGGAGCCAGTCACACCCGTCACATATAAAGACGAACCGTGTATATATATTAACCTATCTAACCTACCATCTAAACATGATACGGCGGAACTTTGTGCTGGTATTTTCATTGTGTAATAACGATAATATGAAACATCGTTTGAATTAGTACTTGATGTCCATCCCAAACTATATGGAGGTAAACCTAAAAATGCGTTTCTAATTGAATTATAATATGTTGAAATAAATGTTGATGAACCTGTAAATCCATAAACACCCCTACCATCAAGTAGAAAAGTTTTATCATATATTGTTTTTGTTGTACCAGTTGCACAATTTGTTAGATTCGATGGTAAGGTAATAATATTTTGACTTCTACACTCAGTATTATCAAAATATAAAAGTGGAGTTATATTACCTGTTAATATATTATTAGAAGAACCTACTGGTATGGAATTTGTAATAACATTATTACTTTCTGACAACGAATAATAGGGGATATAATCCGATAGTAAATCAAACCTAGAACAACCAGAAATATTAAACCTAACAGATAAATCACATCCAGTAGTTGTTGTACCCGAAATTGTTGATTTTATAATTTTGTAATCTTGTGTTGACAAACAATCGTCACACTCATAATCGTCTAAACAAGATATAAACAATTCCCATTTACTATCACTAATCGCTGGAGTTACCGTTATTATTATATTATCATTATTGTTTACTGTAATACCTGTTAAACAAGTATATTTTACAAAATAACGATTGGACGTAGTTTTTGCTGACATAGGATATGTAGAAGTTGAAAAATTATTACTAACAACATTCGTACCTATTACAAAATCCTCTAAACCTATTTTGTTTGGGTATGTCAAACCACTGAACTCAATTCTAATTCTGTCCGGGTTTTGCTCCCCAAGAAATGCCCACACCAAATATTTAGTATTACCCGATATTTTATAAGTGAACGATTGTGTTAACGGTGTACCTTGAGTTTGATAATCAAAATTTAAAAAATTAGTGTATGAACTGTATCCGAATCTGGTATCCGTGTTTGTACTTACATTACAGGTCAACGGTAAAACATTTATTGTTGGTAGACAATTACCACTAAATAAAATATTACCAGTACCTCCGGTATTTGAATAAGATATCCCATTTAAAACAACATTTTGTATTACGGGTGCGTAATTACCACTTGAAACCGCTATTGATGTTGTTTCCGAAGAAAAAGGGTGTGGAACTTCATATGTGAAAAGATTACCCTTACCAGACGTAAACTCTAATGTTGTTGTATTATCAGGTCCGTACCAATGAATTAAATAATCAGTAATATTATTTTGACAAGAACCGGTTAAAATACCACAGTAAATTTTACTAATTGTTGTTGCAGAATAATTTGAAAACCCTAAATCACAATTATCACAAATATTATTATTTTGTATTGGGATTGAAATACAAAAAGTTCCTGATGAATCTTTAAAACTCAAATAAGTTGTTCCATCAGGTATGTTATTAATAATATAAGGACAACTATCAGTTAAACTACTAACGGGAACGGACGAAGCTATTAGATTCGGTGATGTGTAGTTATTTTGTCCCAAATAAACATTAAATGATGTAACCCCATTTGGTATGTCGGTTAAACAAGTTGCTGCAGAAAAAGCCATATATAAATTAAGTTAAATCAAATGTGTATCCGGCTAATCCGGTATCAATACATTCTTCCGGAAATACCTGTTCGATAGTTGCGGAAAATGTACAATCTGGTGGTGTGTATATTGTACAAACAGTTGTTGCTGTGTAGTCTCCCCAATAATCAACCGTTGTTGCAGTATAAGAACCATTAGGTAGATTATTATATGTTGGAGATATCGGACCATCAATCCAAGTTACGGTATATGGCGCTGAACCACCACTAATAGAAAGTGAAACAATACCATCTGAAGATAAAGAAGTCGATGGGTTAGTTGTAACACATCTAACACCCATAGGTAATATTGTTATAACACCGCATTCATTTCTTTTTTCGGATAATATTGGTGAAACATCTCTATTCTGAGGTCTACAACGGAATATATATTCTGTACAAAATGAACAAGATTCATAAATTAAAAATATTGGTGTTGAATTATAAAATGATAAGTCGTCGATTGGTGTTGTTGAGGACCCACTATAAGTTACACATCCCGAGAATGAATCAATTATAAGTCCGTAAACACCACCAACATTATCTGTAAAACTTGACCATAAAGTTAATGGATTGGTGTTGTTTATAATACCAAAAGGTTCTTCACCACAACAGGGTGTAAAATAATAAAATTGTGACATTATGTTTTTATTTTATTTATAAATAATACGAAGTTTCATTTTTACTAAAATATAATTGACATTTGTTTTTAATAAATGGTGTGTTGGGTGATATTTATAGATATGAAACTAATAGACACAATATCAAATGTTGTTACGGAAGCCAAAGAAGCTTATGAATTGGCGTGTGACAGAGGTGTTCCTGAGAAGGAACTTGATAGATTAGAAAAAAATTACTACGAATCCTTAAAACTTTTAAGGATATACGAAAATTTAGGTAAGAGACCAAAAGACAAAACTCTATAACCCATTACAATTAATAATATTAAATCGTTCACAACCATCTGAAGTTATAATCTTAATTCCAACAGATGGTGCCAAATTAAATGGTGGTGGTAAAACAATCTCAACCGATGATGGTACGGGTGTATTAATTTGTGAGATATAACCACAATTATTACCATAGACATCACATACGTAAATATCGTAAGGGTAAGTTAGACCGGTTATTGAGTTTAAAATTATTGATGTCATTTAACAATATTAATTACAACCACTAATGTAGTATGTATCGTTATCATAAATACAATATGCTCCCGTTGTTAAACCATTCCAACTTGTTTGGTCGGTAACATTAGGGATAGTTGTTAAATCTCTATAATAAGTCTCTGTTAAATCCACAGCCAACCATTCTTGTGTTCCAATACATATTGTAGGGTAAGAAACACCATTATTACCATAATAAACACCTGTTTGTCCCGGTGATAACATAGTTGTTGATTTAACTAATCTAACCGGAGAACCATTTTCTCTACTAGAACCATATGATGTGGTTGTTGTCAATCCACCTGAGATTAAAGGTAGAACCCAACCTTGATTAACACCATAAGGTGTTAATGTTCTATATAAACTACTTTGTCTTTGATTTAAGAATCCACTATTTGTTCTAACACCATTTCCAATACCACCAAATCCGGATGAATTCGTTGCGTTAATGTTGGAACTATTCCAATAAGTTGTTGTATCCACTAATCTTAAAGCTCTTGAATTATTTGAAACTGATGATAATAAAACATCAAAATCTGATTTAGAAGGAACCGACCAATCATCTGAACTTGTGATTGATTGTGATGATGAACCTGTAAGAGCGTAGAAATTATACAAGTAACCAAAACAAGGTAAATTTGTTTGAGTTGCCGATGGTGTTGGTGTTATTGTTGGAGTCACAGTGTTTGTTGGTGTAATAGTTGGTGTAACCGTTGGAGTCACAGTTGTCGTAACCGTTGGTGTGACCGTTGGTGTATTAGTCATAGTAGGAGTTATCGTTGGTGTTGGTGATAATCCAGGTGTTGGTGTAACTGTTGGTGTTACAGTGTTTGTCGGAGTATTTGTAGGTGTTGGTGTAGGTAAAGGGCAAACACAGTCTATCTGATAGTCAATTCTCATAACAACACTAATGTCAGCATTAACTAATGAGGTGTCTTCATTATTTGACTCAACCACAATTGTATTAGTAATTGGATTAATATTCACAGAACCTATCGATGGTAAAGACTCTAATAATGTTTGAATTGTATTATACCATAATTCATCCGAAGGATAATCTAACAACCCTGTACTATTATAAAAAACACTTGAGTCAGTATAACTACCAACATAAACAAAAACTTGAAAAGTCGCAGCGCTTAATACACAATTAGTATTTCCGGGAGAATCCAATATAATTTGATTATATCCCTCATTTAACAATTGTTTAGGTGTGGACTCAACAAATATTGGTTGATTAAATTGATTTGAACTTCCCACATTAAAATACCCTGTTGAACCATATAGAGAACTACCAGCAATAGATATTTTTTTTGTTTTAGAACATCCGTTATCATCAACAACTCTAAGAGAATAATCACCAATTGATAAATTATTAACAGTTAAACCAGTCTGACCACCAACATTACCACTCCAATATAATGTAAATGGTGGTTGACCATTTGTAATATATGCAGTTATCGACCCGTCATTATCTAATGAATTAGTTGATAATAAATGGAAATCAACTGTATTTGAATTGTCTATTGTAAATGGTTGTGATTGTTTACAAAATAACCTATCAGTCACACTAGCAGTATAATTACCTGATGTAAGATTATTAAATGTGTAAGACGTTAATGATGTTTTTACTGTCGAACCATTAATCTCATATAAATATGGTGGTGTCCCTCCACTTGTAATTTCTAAACGAACTAATCCATTACTACCATTACACGTAGTACCGGTAGTAAATGTAGTTAAATCAAATAAAATTGTATTATTTATTGTATAGGCACTTGTAAAAGTACAAGAACCATTATCAGTTATACTTAAAGTGTATGTGTCATCAGATAAACCGTCAAATAACCAATTTGATTGATAAACCGTATTTGTTTTTATATTTCCGGAAGAATCTGTTAAACTATAAGTATACGGTGATGTACCACCAAAAACAGTTATGGGACCAATTAACCCTGAAAAATCATTACACTTTGAATTAGTAATCTCAACATTAATTGTTGACATCCCTTTTGGTGTTAATAACTTAGTTGTTGTTGTAAAACTACACAAACCAGCGTCGGTAACTTGTATTGTAAATCCACCCGGGCCTAATCCGGTAAATGTCACCGTTCTATCAAATGTAATGTTTGTTACACCATTTGAACCCAAATAATAAAAAGGTGGTGTTCCACCTGTAATAATAATTTGAACTTCCCCATCAGCCGTAAAACAACTTGGTTGAGTCAAATAAAGAGTTCCCAAACCAATAGGTTCAACATCATATATTACTGTACCATCACTAATAGAACATCCTGTGTTATCGGTAACGGTAACAGTATAAGAACCTCCGGTTAATCCTGTAATACTATCTGTTATACCACCATTTGACCATAAATACGTATATGGTGGAGTACCTGTCAATCCTGTTATGAATATCTTACCTGAATCAACAGCACAACCAGCATTATTAATATTGTAAAAACCAAAAGATAAATTATTAGAATTTTTAATAATTACACTTTCGGATTTACCCGTACATCCACCACCATCATCCGCTATAACATAATAGGTACCTGAGGAAAGATTATTGAATGTGTATGTATTATTATCAACCGTGTTATTTGTTATAAAACCCGTAATAACATTATATAAGTAAAAACTCGCTTGACCATAAAGATTACTTGTTAAAGTAGTTAATGAACCATTATTTGAATCACAAACGGTGTTAATTATATTTGTTATTGATACACAGGTTCCACTAGAAATATAGATATTAACAGGTAGAACAGTATTACCCGAAACACAACTATCTACTACGTTAAATGAGTAAGTTCCGGCCGATAAATTTGTTTGTGTATAAGAGGTGACACCAACACCTAGTGAAGTGCTACCCGTTGTTGGTGATAACCACTGTATTGTATAATCAGGTGCCGTTCCATCGATTTCAATAGTAAAAGCCCCTAAATTTGTATTACTACAATCTCCGGTTATGCTTGATGTATATGATAAAAAACAACTCATTTATTAATTGGTGCAAGATATTGTAAAGTTTATTCCGATATTTATCGTTATTTCTTCGTTTAAAGGTGTTTCAGAACAATTAGTGTTCCAAATTCTAATATTAACCGCATTTGTATCTGAAATATCTGTAACGATATTATCAATTGTTTCATACCTATAATCATAACCTAACGTATTTAACTGACTTAACGCAAAATCTAAAGATTCTGTCCAAGTAGTTAAACAAGGTGTTGCTGGTAAACAACTTTGACTCACATAATTATAATACCCAATACCGGTAAAGAAAGGATATTGGAAAATAAACCCATTCACATTTAAATCAATAAACCATTCACTATTTATTGTAGTTAAATCACAGTTACTATTTCCATTATTTATTATCCATTCATCAACAACATATTTTAAAACATTTGTAAACCCACCAAGTTCTTTACTTTGATTAGGGTATAAAGGACATACCACCGACTGAAATGAACAATCTTTTTGAAAGATACTCCCGGTGAATTTAGACACCACACTATTAACAGGGATTATCTCACAACCTCTTTGTCTTCTCCAAACAAATTTTTGTCTGTGAAATATTGAGTTTTCCATTTTAACACCTGTTGTCCAAATAGTTGTTGCCGGAACCATTTGTTCCACTAATCTAACCCAATAATCACCCATACCATTCACATATTCAATCATTGTTTTATACGTGAAATTATCATTTTGAATTCCTTGGTCTTTTTCTGATTCAAGATATCTCCAATAAATAGATTGTAGAGTTGGGTAACCACTTGTTCCACCATCTGTGGCAAATTGTCTGTTTCTTACATTAATAGTATTCAACCAAAATGTTTGAGCAAACTCAAAAAATGTTTTTTGATTAGGTCTAGGGTTAATCACAGTATTATCAACACCACCTTTGTTTGGATAAATAGTTGTTGGGTATGGGTCACAATATGTTGGTCTAACATAATTTAAACCTTCGTTTGGTATTGGGTAGTTAAATTGTCTTGACATATACCAAACATCATATAATAACCCTTGAGCGGGATTTAAATATAACTCAACATTTTTAACATTAATAACCAAATTTTCACTATCAGTAAAATAAAGAGCATTATATTGACCGTCTAAATTACTTCTATTCCCAACTTCAGTGTCAACCCAACTTTTATTATTATCTATTGTTGCTCGAAGATTAAACCCTAAATTAGTATATGGGAATTTTTGATATATATTCAAATATTCTTGACCATAACTAAATGGTGTTAATTTTGTTTGATAATTTGGGTTAGAACCTGTAAATACACTATTAGTTAAATCAACCTTTTCAGGTGACCTGTGTTTAGGTGTAGATTCAAACCAACCCGCACCCATTTGATAATAATAAGAATCACTATTAACTGGTGATGACGGATATCCCTCACTATTAACAGGGTAATTATTAGATGTTAAAACAACACTTTCTAGTGAAGTTATTGTTGTAAATCCTGTATAACCACTACCTTGTATACGAAAAACATTTCCGTTTTCTAATGTTGGTATTCTCCTTGAATAAGTCCCCCCCGATATATTAGCATATTGTATGTCAAAATCTGACATATTAATTCTTTGGTCTGCCAAATAAACATATTCATTAAATTCTACTAAAGCCTCCGGAGCACCAATTAAACTCATTAAAGTTTCAATTGATTTTCTAGTACCTTTTGATTTAAACAAATATGCCGAATTAAGAATTAAATTTTTATAATATTGATAATTTAATTCATCAGGTGTTTGTGCTTGTCCTACACCACTATATAGTGATTTATCAACATTCTTTTGACCAAATACTGACCCTAAAAAATCATCATTACTTATTGGTGACATATTTGTCGTCCAACCTAATGTTTGTGATAAGTTCTTTAATAATTGTGATGGTATATCATTACCTGTATTATAATTAACAGAGTTCATATACGCTAAACTATTAATGAATTTTTTTGTTTCATCAAAACTTCTACCGTATATTTGTAATACTTTTTCAATTTTTTGGTCTGACGTATCAAACTCTTTAATAGAATCTGTTGTTAGAAATCTAGATACAAGATTTGTTTGATACCCATCAAAACTAACACTCACATTATTTAAAGTTGTTAAGTAAGATGTGAAAGAATTAGTTAAAATATCTAAATTCCAATTACCATACAACGGCCAAGTTATTTTTTTATTTTCAATATAAAAAGTTCCGTCATCATTATCTCTTGGAACTTGGAATGTCGCAGTATAAACCGGCACAACATTTCTATTTAATAAAAATCTTTGAACTTCATCAAATTTTTCATTAAAAACTTTATTCACTTCATAATCATTTGGTCTAATAACTAAATCATCATATGTTTCTGTTTTACCTGAAAAAACGTCACCTTTTAAAAATATTTTAAGAACACCACTTGTTAATGAAGTTGTTGGATTAATGAATATAACATCATAACCACTTCCATTAACATATAATGAATATTTTGCATACTGAGTTGTCATATTTCTTAACTCAGAAACTTGAACTTCTCTTAATTCTAAATTTCTTGTTGCATTAACAGTAAAATCAACATCAAATGGATTACGTATTCTTGAAACATTTAATTCAATAGTTGTTTCATTTAATATTTGGTTGTAAATTATGTTTGTCGCCGTTGTCCCCGTTAAATAATTTTCATCCATTAATGTAACTTCCAAAGCCGCGGGAAATTGACTAATGATAGTTTCAACCGAAGTTGAAATACGTTTAACCATTGACCCATACGATGTGAAATTAGTAACTTGACTAACATCAAAATTAGGATAAACTTTAAAATTATTCTCAAAAATCGCTTTAGATTGAGCAACAGAATTAACCCCCAAACCTTCTAAATTTATAGGATTTGAAAATACCCCCGTTGTAAAAGTTCTATTTGTTTTTTCTGTAACACTAGTCGAAAATTCAAAATTACCTTGCGTAAGACCTCCCCCAGTAACAAGTTGGAAACCAACTAAATTATCGGAAAATGTACCAGAACCGGACGCTGTCTGTGGGGGACAAGTAAATTTTTCTGTAGCCATTATTGAGTTATATTTGTAAAGTTTTTACTAAAGTCAATATTATCACCTCTATCTTGTCTAACCTCATATAATAACTCGTTAAATTGGTCTCTAATTTCATATAAGTTGTATTGTTTGTATATGTTATTAGCATTGTCGTATAATGTGTAGATACCATCATCCATAGATTTGGTTTGATTACCATATAACGCAATTGCCAATGTTGAGAAGTCGTGCTCCGCAATTTCAATATCTAATGTAATTGGATTAAAAAACGTATTTGTAATAATTACATCTTGATTTGGTTGTCCAATATATGGTGTAGCGTTTGGCTTATTTGTTGGGGCAGAAGATGGTGATAATGTACAAAACAATAAATTTGTATTATTGTCAGAATATCTATATCTAATCGCCTTTTGAGATGAGTTTGTTAAATTTTGTACAACCGGTTCACAAAAGAATGATGAGGTAATAATTCTGAAAAAATTGGGTATTTTAGTCCCATCAGAATTTAAATATTCAATTCTAAAACCAACTAAACCCTGACTAACAAATTTGTTTCTATAATTATTCGGTACCGAATTTAAATCAAATATTAAACCTTTAACATTTGGTAGTGCCGA